AATTTTAATATCATCGATGTGTCTTTTATTATTGGATAATTTCAAAAAAATACATACATTCCATTTTTTCCACCTTCGAAACCACGTGAAATATTTTTTACCTTTTGGTATTGTTAAATAAAAATTTGAACTGGGAACTTTATTGTGAAATGATTTCTCACGACAAAGTTCTATATAAGGAAAATTATTGAGTATAAATTGTTTATCTCTATGATTTAACATTATAATAACTAATATAATAATCTTTAAATGTTTTACAAATTTAATGTTTCAAACTGCGTATCAAAATTATTTGAAAAACTTGAACCTACAGATTCAATGCTAGCTTTTGTAGAATTTAATGATGTTAAATATTTTTTTAATTCATCTTTCATTTGACTTTTATTTTCTGTATTTATTTCTTTTTTGGGTGGCTTTATTTGAGTTGACATGCTTTTATAAATTTCTTTATATTGTTCATTCGGTTTATTAACTAAATCTTTAACTTTTGGACTAGTTAAATTGTTTTTTAAGAAATCATATATATAGTGAACTAAAGCTATCAAAACAAAAGAAATTATTATTTGTTTTAAAGTCCATACAATCATAATAATATAGATATATATTACATTAACCTTGATAAAAACGAACCTATATTATTTTTCAAATTATAATTTTCATAGTTCAACGGTGATGTAAAATAAAAATCGGTTACTTTATTATTTGTAAATTCAATATTTAAATATGTATTCGTTTTTTTATCAAACGATAGTTTGATAATTTTTTGAATTATTTTTTTATGATTAAACGGTATTTTCATTATAATGTTTTTCCTTTTGTCAAAATTTATTTTATTGATTAATAAAGTATAATTTTCTAAATAATCTTTAATAGTTTGGAAATTATTATTGTTATTTTGCAATATATAATTTTCATTTAATGAATAATAACCATTTGGAGTTATTATAAGATCTTTAATTTCTTCTTTTTTAAAAATGGTTGGATTTTTTATTAGCAAATTGATATTATTTTTTAAATTACTTGTTAATGGTATTTCCTTTATCCAATATTTATACATTATATAATTTATAAGATAAACTATTTAAATCCATTTGACAAAAGAAATATAATGGTAAAAATTGTACTAATTGAAAAAAATGGTGATATTGCAACATCCAATATAAATACGGTTGACGAAGCAAAATTATATAAAAAATGTAATTTTAGAAATAACAAACATTTTTCAAAGCAAACATCGTGGAACTATAAAAATAAAAATAATTCCGATTTAGTTATACATTTGTATGCAAAAGATGATGGTAGAGCAAATTCGGAAAATAAATATGATTTACCACCACCAGTAGACGAGCAATTATATTTTGGAAAAATGTTGTTATTATGTTATGATAATGAAAATAATAAATATGTAAATTTTACAAAAGAAGATTGGGAAGCTAAATATGAACAATTATTTGGTGGGTTTGAAAATCTAGATGGAGAAGAGAGTGATGAAGGCGAGGAAGAAGAAATACCACAACATTTACAAACCAAAGAAGGGTATTCTAAAGAAGATGGTTTTATTGTTGATAGCAACGATTCTGATCAGGAATCATATATACATTCTGATGAGAAAAATGAAAGCGATGAAGAGTCAGATAGTTATGAATATAGTAGTGAAGAAGAAATTGGCGAAGAAGAAAGTGATGGAGAAGATGAAGATAGCGATAATGAAAGCGATGATGATATTGAAGAAATATTAGAAAGTGACATTGAAGACGATAATTCAGAATTAGAAGAAGAAGATTACCTTTAATATTAAATTGAAATATATATTAAATAAAAAAATTAATATATATTTACATGAGTTTAGTAAAAGTAACAGATGCAACCAAATTTAGAAATAATTTGATTAATGAATTAAATAAAATAATAAAAGATAAAAAAAAACAGAAAATTTCTATGAATTTAGAAAAAGGAATTTATAATTGGACTATACGAGAAGCGACTAAAAAAAAAGTTATAAAAAAATGGGAAAATAAATATTTTATACAATTATATTTAGATAAATTTAAAAGCATTATAAAAAATATAAATCCTGAGATGGAAACATATAATAAAAAGTTATTAACTAAGATAAAAAAGCAAAAAATAAAAAGTCAAGACGTGGCTTTTATGACACATCAAGAAATGAATGAGACATTGTGGAAAGCATTGATCGAAGCTAAGATCAAAAGAGATAAAAACTCCACAACCATGGATATATCTGCAATGACCGATGAATTTACTTGTTTCAAATGTAAAAAAAATAAATGTGCATATTACGAACTACAAACACGTAGTGCGGATGAACCAATGACTACTTTTGTAACATGTCTTAATTGTGGAGCAAGATGGAAATGTTAAAAAAAAATATTAACTCTTTTTATATATAATGATTCCAACAAATTTAGAAGTTAAATTTAATGAAGCAAAATTATTTTTAAAAATATCTTGGGATGATATGGGGGATGATATACAAGTATATCGGTTATTCAAAAATAAACAAGTAGGTTCAAGAGCTATATTTAGTGGTTTGGGAAAATTACACGATGTTAACGGGAAAAAACGACGATTTTTTATTGATTATGAACCTCCCAAAAAATCAGGAACACTTTTAAAATATATAATTTCTTGTAAAATAAAAAATGAATGGCATAAAAATTCAAATCCTGTAACAATTATACCGCATTATCCTGGCGTTGAATTAATCGAAGAACCAAAAATGTATCATCAAAAAATAGAAAATACTACATTGTCACAAATTAATTGCGTTGGATGGTATATATACGACTTATATGAATATCCCCTTCCACCTAAAAAAAATAATATTATTAGCAATTCATGCTATTGTATTCAAGATGATGGATTATTTCCAAATAAAATTTATATAAAAAATCTTAATACTTTTAATACTGGTGATGTAGACCACGATTTTTTCTCATTATCTTATACAAAACCGGTTAATGATAAAGCACAATTTAATACAGATATATCAGGTACTTATTTTAAATTAAAATATGCAATACTTTACAGTTTTCCAGGCATTAATAAAAAATTAAGATCCCGCGATGTAATGAGTGAGTGGACCGATTATTATACAATATATACAACACCCAATCCACCAAAAAATTTTGATATTAAAAAAATAAGCTATAATGACTGTTATTATACTTGTTGTTTAAAATGGGATGTCGAAACATTGGACCAATCCACAAATAATTATAATCCCAAACAAACATTTGGTTATAAAATTAATACTATATTGGATAATACTGAAAAAATATTTGAAGATAATACATTATCGCCAGGTGAAAATTTATATCCAATACCCATTGGATTACCATATGATGTTCATAATAAAGTAATTATTAAAACTAAAAATGGCGATAAGTATTCAGAACCATCTATTATACACATATGTATCCCTAACAAACCACAGAAGTTAACATATAAAGTTACAAATTATTCAAATAATTATTATAATATTTCTTTTTCATGGAACTTCAAAAATAATTACGAATATGTATTAACCAATGTTTTAAGTGGCAAAGAATACAATGTTTTAAAAACAACGGACAATGGTAATTACTGTTTTCAATTACATACTCCTTTATTATATAATCAATGTTATGACTTCGAAGTTTATGCTTTAGCCACTGGAAAATTTAAAAATATGAAAAGTTTGACAAACACTATTGTTGTAAAAACAAATTTACCTGAAGAATTTAAACCAGAAGCTCCGTTATTGACATCTTATATCAATAACAATGATATAATAGTACGGTGGAATACTATTAAAAACGCAAATACATATAAAATATATAGACAAATTTTCTATAATAATAAAATGGAAAATTTAAGTGAAACAAATTTTCTATGTGAAGTTGAACAAAATGTTAATACTTATACAGATAATAATGTCATCGAAGGTGTAAAATATATATATTATATTAAAAGCGTTACAAAATACGAAAGTAAATTATCTAATTATGTAATCGAAGAAATTAAACAGTCTTCTAATAACCAATTTATGAAATAAATTTATTAATAAAAATAAATTTATTATATATAATGAACTTGATTCCTAATTTACAATATAATTCTTTTTCATCTGTTGGTGTAATTTTAAGATGGAATTATATAACAGATGCACAAAATTATAAAATATATCGTATGCTTTATACAGATGGAAGTGTTATACCAACTCCAGGAGAAAATAATTTAATTAATACACTACCTGGCGGCACTATTAAATATATAGATTCAAATATTATTACAAATCAATCTTATGTTTATTTTATACGTTCAATTACAACAGTTGAAAATAATTTAAGCAATGGTACAATTATTAATTGGTGTCCTCCTGTAAAAATTTGTAAAAATTTTAATTTGATAAAAAATACTGGTACACTCAATTCTAATTCAAATATGAGTGGTAGAATGCGATACGCAAAACGAATTTCTGGCAATTTAAAATCATCGTTTAGATAATAAAATATACAATAAATATATATATGTCTAATTCTGCAGTTTCAAATGGAGGTTTAACTGGGCAATTTTTTATAAACGATAGGAAAATTCAATTTGATTGGGTCGTCGATGATCCTAGTAAATATTCTTATTACGAAATTATGATAAATCAACAAATATATACTACAACTTTAAAAACATGGACAATTAATAATGTTTTTCCAGGTTCATATACAGCCCAAATTAGAGGAAATGTAACTTGTGGTAGAACATTATGGTCTGACCCAGTTACCGTAATTGCAAATTATCCACCTCCCACATTTCTAAAAAATTTATTTACAAGAGTTCATACACATATTGAATATGAATGGGAAGATTTAAATTATGATGTCTATGAATTAGATTTAGATGGTGTTATAATTACAAAACAAATAGATGAATTAACCCATACAAAGGAACTTGCGATATCCCAAACTCATAAAGCGAGAGTAAGAGGTAAAATTAATATGTTTAATTTTACTACACAATGGTCTAATTATGTTGATGTAATTGCTGATTATCCAGGAACAAATATAACCAATATTACTTTTAATAGAGAAAATGTTGGATCTGAATTTTTTGTAGAATGGGATACACATCCAGATGCATACGAATATGAAGTTGAATGGATACCACAATTTAAAAATTTTGATGTTGGTGGGGTGTGGCAAAAAATTCGTTTATTTGAACCGGTCTATTCTATATTTAATAATACAACAATATCTTATGCTTTTGCTATGTTAAAATTAGGATTCAATTACGAATTTCGTATCCGTGTTATTTATAAAAAATATAATAAAACAGATGAAGATAAAAATAAAATGTTTTCAGTATGGAGTGATCCTAAAAGCAATAATCCCTTATACAAAACACCGATCTTAACCGAAATAGGATATGCAGAAGCAACTGATGATAAAGAAAGATTTATTAATTTTAAATGGGATGTAAATAACGCAAATATAGTATTGAATGATTTTCAATATCTAAAATATAAAATATATCGATCAGGATTTAATAGAGATTATGAAGTTATTTCCACATTAAAAGCAACTGATAAAGCAGTAATATTAGATGAAACTCATAATGAATTACAAACTACTTTTGAAGATATTGGGGTTAGTATGTATAAAAAATATTTTTATAAAATTTCAATTGTTTATTCATTTCCATATGGTGATTATACCTATGAAACAGAAACTGAATTAAGTAATTTTTTAACTACACAAGCTTGTGGGAAAAACTTTCAACGAGAATTTCCATATGGAAGATGGAATAATAAAACATCAAATTTTAAATTATTTCCAGTTATTTCTGTTTGTGGAAACAATGTTAAACAATCTGGTAATATATATAAAAATACAACACACGACATGACTAAAAAACAATTATATGCTTATTTATCAAAAAATAGAAGATTTTTTTTTAGATAATTATAGATCAATTATTTCTAACTCTTTTAAAGGCCAATATTCACTACCACCACTAGGCATTGGTCTACGAATTATAAAAGGTAGTCGTTTTTCATATAATTCCATTTCTGCTATTGTATAACTATCAATAACATTTGAAGGTAATGGAATAAATGAATCGGCACCATTATCTAATTGTTTTGCTCTTACACCTAAAATTCTAGCTTTTTCATATTTTGTTAAAATTGGTATTGTAGTATGTAAAGGATCTATTATATTATTATTATTGTCTCTGGAAATTTTTGATAAACTTTTTACCTCATTGTAACTCAATTGTTTAACTTCGGGATGATAATCTAATAACATTTCACTTTGGTTATTTGTTTGTTCTATTTTATTATATTTTTCTTCATCGTCACTTTCATCATCTTCTTCTTCTTCCTGTTTATCTTCTTCTGATTCTTCTTCTTCTTCTTCTTCTTCTTCTTCTTCTTCTTCTTGCTCAATGACATCTTCGGATGATGGAATCATTTCATTTTTTTCTGGTTGTTTTTCTTCTTTTTTTGGTTCGATATTATCGGGTATTGGCTCGGTTGCCATTTTATTTGTTTCGTTGGTTAATTTTTCAGTTTCAATTTTAATTTCTTGTAATTGTTTTTTATTATTGTCAATTATATTGTCTTTTTGTGATGTTTCTATTGTTGGTTCTGGTATATTAAACATTGGTAAAATGTTTTTAGTTGTGGGGTTTTTTGGTGCTTCAAAAACTAATTTATCATCTCCAATAGATTCTATACTATCAACAATATTGATTAACTTTTCTTCATCTAAAGGTTCTTCTTTAAAAGCCAAATTTTGCGACATTATATATAATATAATATAAGTGTTTAATATTTTTTCAATTTAAAAATATTAAATTATTGTCCAGTTGTGTTCCATACTTTATCGCAATTTGTACATATGTATATAAATTTCATTTTTTCATCATCTACTCTCAAATAAATAATTTTATTTTCAACTGCACTTTTTGTTTCTTCAGTCCCAGATTGATTGCTTGAACAATTCTCATTTGGACATTTAATATTATCTATAATTGGTAATGTAGGATCTAACTTTGTATATTCATTAATTAAATGGTGGTAATTTTCATTACCACTGTTTTTAATATGTGTTTTAGAGACACATATATTATTTAAATTTTGTTTGAATGAATCATCCTCATTACCACATTGACGACAATAATATATCAATGAGTTCATTTCTTTACTTTTCATTCGAATATAATACATGTTATTACATACTTTACAAAAATGCATATTGTATATATAATTAATATATACTTATTATTTTTTTTCAATTTATTTATTATTTCCTATAGATTTATATTTCGCCAATAAAATACTATAATCTATTTCAACGTCCATTGAATATATGCTCGTTCTAAATTTTATTTCCCTATCTTCAGTTTCTTTTTTTAACTTTTCTAAACGTTTTACAATTTTTGCATATTTTTTTATGAAATGTTTATTCACAATATCATTAAATATATTGAATTTTTTACCGTAATAATTATTTCCATCTTTTAGTTTCATACCATTCAATATAGATACATCATAATTTTTAAATTTTACTATTTCATTATATGAATTGTAATCTTTGTGTTTTTCTGTCAAACCCGGTTCGTTTAATAGTGGTTTGTTATGAAACAATGTTACCAAAGTCAATAATATTGTAGATATACTTTGACACGATGTCCAGGATTCTCCTCTCCACGTATTCAACAATGATAAACATACTTTACCTTTGCGATATAAATTTGGATGAAATCTTGTATAACCATCGCCAGTTATAAATTTTACAATCGGGGGCGATGACGGATAATTAATTGGGAATGTAAATTCAAAAAAATAAAAACCATCTTCGTAAATAGTATCTTCTGTACCGATTATCAATGCATATCCTTTTAATAAGTCCTCTTCATTATGAAAATAATAAATACCATGGTTATCCAATGGATTTTTATTTAATTTAATAACATCTCTTGCGATGCGTTTTTTTGTATCCATTGGGATAAATTTTTCCTTGTTTTCCATATATTTATATAACTATTTAGAAAGGTTTAAATAATTATTATATATCTTATTTTAACACTTAATATACGTTTTAAAAAAGTATTTAAATTTTATATAATAAATAAAAATTGACTTAATAAAATCTATTCAATAATATAAAAGAAATGCCTAATTTTGATAACACACTTAAATCCTACAAAAGAAAAGGAAATGTTAGTATAACCCACACCAGAATACCATCTAAAAATAAAAAAATATATGGTGGTTCTTATCACGTTCCTACTGACGAAATAGATAAGTTTCACGATAAATATTATAACGCGGTCATAGCTGGTAAGAGACCTGAATATTTGACCGAAACACAATTAGTTAATGGTGGTGCTATTCTAGAAGATTTTGATTTTAGATATAGCACCGATATTGATTATCGTGTTCATACTGAGGAACATATTGATGATATTATAGAATTATATATGGATAAATTATTAGAAATTTATAATATGACCCCTGGAACTAGTTTTCCAATATTTATATTTCAAAAAGATGGAGTCAATATGAAAGAAAACGTCACAAAAGACGGTATACATATGATTATCGGTATTAAATCCGATAAATTCGCACGCCAAATTTTAAGAAATAAAATTTTAGACAACATTAGTTTAATTTTTGAAGAACTAAATTTACAAAATTCATATGAAGAAGTATTGGATGAAGGAATTAGCAAAGGTTCTACTAAATGGCAAATGTATGGGTCTAAAAAACCTGATAATGAACCTTATAAATTAACACACCATTATCAAATTAATATTAATACACCAGACGATGAAGAAGGACCATACGAATTGGAAGTTCAAAATTTTACTGTTTCTAGAGAATTATTCAGTAAAATTTCGGCACAATATCCTGACCATATATCATACGAACTTCGAGAACAAATATTATCTATTTATAATAAAGTTAAAAAAAATGGTGGTGGAAAGAGTATTAAAATTTATAAACATCCAAAACACAATAAATTTAACCAAATCGATAATATATCATCGGATATGTATAAAGATATAAAAAGCGAAGAAGAATTGGATGTTGCCATTGAAGACTGGTTTTCACAAATAAATGCCGAAGACTACTTATTATATGAAACTCATAAATTTCTTATGATTTTATCTCAACCTTATTATAATCAGTTTGAAAAATGGCTAAAAGTAGGATTAGCATTACATAATATAAAATTAAAACACCAGTTTCATGACCAAAAAAGTAGGATGTTCTTATCGTGGATGAAGTTTTCAAGTCAATGGAAGGATTTTGATTGGGATAGTGATATAGCAAAGCATTGGCAAACATGGTCTAATTTTACATATAAAGAAAATACAGATGGATTAAGTGAAAAGTCAATTATGTGGTGGGCTCAAGAATGTGATAAGGGGAAATATAAAGAAATTAAGGACAATACTGTTGATTATTATATATATAAAAGTCAATCATATGGTAAAACAGCACACGATATCGCTATGGTTGCTTATCAACTGTATAAAGATAAATTTAGATGCGTTAGCATTAAAAGAAATGAGTGGTATGAATATAAAAATGGTCGATGGAAGCCATTAGATAGAGGAACAACACTTAGAAAATCATTGAGCACTGAAATTAGTGGTATTTATTCGAGAAAAACATGGGAAGAAAAAGAAAAATTAACAGCCCTTGCAGATCAAAATGCCGAAGAAGTTAAAAACAAAGTGCCAAACGTATGTTATAATAATTCATCCGAAGGACAACAACAAGATGAAATTAATAAATTAAAAAGTAAAAATCAAAATACAAAAACACCTATTGATCAAGCAGTTATGAAAAAAATGAAAACTATTCACGCTCTTTCTGATATTAGTGTAATGTTAAAACAAACTAGCTCTAAAAATAACATAATGACAGAATGTTGTGAATTATTTTATGAAGAAGGTTTTGAAGAAAAATTGGATTCTAATCCTTACTTATTTTGTTGTAAAAATGGAGTTATTGATTTTAATGAAAAAGTGTTCCGCGCAGGACGCGCTGAAGATTATTGTTCATTATGTAATAATTTAGTGTTTAAAAAAGAATCTGAGAATACTGAGTTAGATATTGAATATTTGAAAAATGTGAATACATTTATGGAACAATTGTTTCCAAATGAAGAACTAAGATCGTATATGTGGGAGCATTTGGCATCAGGATTAATTGGAACAAATGATAACCAAACATTTAATATATATAATGGATGCGGTAGAAATGGTAAGTCTATGCTTGTGAAATTCATGATCCTGATTTTGGGCGATTACAAAGGTTCCGTTCCATTGCAATATATTACACAAAAACGCCCTACAGCAGGGGCAGCTTCTCCAGACATAGCTGCTTTAAAAGGTGTGAGATATGCTGTTATTCAAGAACCTGAAAAAGCAGCTCCGTTGAATGAAGGTATAATGAAAGAATTAACCGGTGGTGATGAAATTACAGCTAGAAAATTATTTTCAGATATTATTAAATTTACACCACAATTTAGTTTAGTTGTATGTACAAATCATTTATTTGATATTAAATCGAATGATGATGGAACGTGGAGGAGAATTCGTATTTGTGATTTCAAATCTAAATTTGTAGCAAAACCTTCCAAAAAAGAAGATGATTTTGAATTCTTAATTGATAAGAAACTTGACGAAAAATTAAATAAATGGAAATATATGTTTTTACAAAAATTAGTAGAAGTAGCATTTAAAACAGGTGGTCTTGTGGAAGATTGTGACCCTGTATTAGAATTGGGTAAAAAATATAGAAAGAAGCAAGACTTCTTCACAGAATATTTTGAAGAAAGAATTATTAAAGCAGAAGTCGATACAATGATGTTTGGTAAACAAGAAGTGTTTGATGATTTTAGACAATGGTTTAATGAAAATCATGGTAAAAATACCCCAAAAGGACAAGAATTATATGAATTTTTAAATAAAAAAATTGGCGTGTATAAGAAGAAAGGATGGTGGGGATATAAAATTATTTACAACAATGAGGTTATACCTATCACTGAGAATATAATTGAATAAATTATATGAAAGATAACACATAATTTATTAAATATATTTTTTAACTTTTGGCATCAATAAATATGGCAATGCAAAAAATATTAATAATCTTACCAACACTATTGGTTCTCTATATTGTTGTTTGAAAAATGTAACTATAAATAAAATAACAATCAATGAATAATATAGTCTTAATAAAATTAAATTTAATAAAAATATACCTGACATTTTTTGCTCATAATAATAACTTAAACGATTGTTGATATTCTTATCTGATTTTCGTTTTATAATTTTATTTTGAATTCTATTTTTTTCATCCACTAATACTTCATCAACAATCATACTGTGTTTATTTACATAAGTATCTTGAGTTTTTAACGTATCCAATTGCGATGTTACATCTGATTTATAATTTTGCATTATCTGCTTCAGCATTGCCTTTTTCTGTCGCCACATCTCCTGTGTTTTTGTGTTCAACATATTATCATAATTATCAGATCCCAATGAATCATAATATTTTTTTTGTAAACTTAATAAATTGGTGTTTTTTGTAACATCCATTAATGCAGCATATTCATTTACTTTTACACTAAAATTCTGAGCATCTCCTGCTGATTTTGCTTTTTGTTGACACGCCGCATCGCATTTAAAACTATTTTTATTTGCAAAATCAACCATTTTATTAATCGTTCCTAAATTGCCCAACATTTGATTTCCAGCCATTATTATATATTCATTAGAAATTAAACACTCGCAAAAGAATTAAATTTTCCTGGTTGCGAAGGACTTATCAAAACGGTTGATGGACGACCTTTGTTATTGTCTAAAGAATAACCTACGAAACTCTCTTCTAAACAATCTTCTGGTGTTCCGCAACAACCATCTTCATTGCATTTATAATTATTTCCATTTTTTCCCTCGTATTTACTATCCTTAATTCCTTCATTATAAGGAACATCTAATTTGCTATAATTTCTTTCGTTTCTGAAAAAATTAAAAAATAATTTACTCGATAAATTAACCAATGTTATTGCTATGGTTAAAATTATACCTATTGTTGAAACAAAACCCGGAAACCATGGTCTTTTTTTTAATATAACAAATACTAATACAATTACAGCTGCGTATGTGAGTTTCTGAAATATTTTTTTATGTTCATCATATCTATCATACTCATAATTACCTATTTCTACCATTCGTGATCTATTTAATTTATCCATTTTAACTTCTTGGTATTTTGTTTTTAAATTAAGTGTTTCAAGATCTAATACAGATGCCATTGCGCTTTGATTTACATAATTGCGTCTATTTTTTTCTAATATTTTTTGTTCATAAGAATACATATTATTTAATTGGCTAAACAATCCTTTTCTAACATCGACTAATTGTTCTATTTTCTTTTTTAATGTATCAACTTCGTCTGTATTATCATCCGTGTCGGCGTTCATTGATTGTATATTCGAATACATATGGTCTTCTATCTGTTTTAATGTATCAAGTTGGGTTATAATACTTTCATGTTGATTTTCTAATTCTTGTTGTCTTCCTTCAGCGTTATCACTCATATATATTATTTAGTCATAAAAAAATATATATTAATCACTATTTTTATTAATGTAATAAATTGTTCCTCCGACTATTCCAATTGTTCCTGCTACCCACAAATATGTCCTCATTGTGTTTGCTTCTAAACGTGCTATACTATCTTTTTCCATTATGCGTAGTATTATTTGTGCCGGTGTTAAACTAATGTTTGGATTTGAACCCGGTTTTAATTGTGCTTTAATATTTTCAAATTCTTTCATTTTACCTTTACCCTGGTATATATTACTATTGGCGTTTGAATTAATTGATGTATCTGGACTTCTACCCATGGACGCTTCTGAATTATATGTTTTTTGAATTAAACTATTATTTTTTTGTCGTAAAATAGCTGTTTGATTAAATAAAGTTGTCGCTGTTGTTTTTAATTCGGCATTTCGCTCGTTTAACAAAGCATATTCAGATGTTAAATCATTTTTAATTTCATTTCCGTCTGCATCTTTCCAAGAATAAGCAAGATTACAAGCACTAAGCTCAACCTGTTCATTATATTTATCTTCACATTTCACGATATCCTTTTTATCTAATTTAGGTAGTCTTAATTTACATCCTACTTTACAAGCTTCCTTTTTATTTGATTCTAAAATATTACCACAATCATTCAAACACCCTTCATCTCCTTGTACTTGTGAAAGAATTTTAGTATGTTTGTTCATAAAATTGAACATGTTATTACTATAATCTGTTATTTGTCCTTCATAACTATTCTTTTTATCACTTAAAAATTGCTTATCATCATCATTTAAATTTTTAACTTGTCTATGACCCTTATCCATATAATCAATATTTTCCATTCCTTCAACATTGTTTCCCGAAACCATTTGAATGCGGTTTTCTAAATGTTTTAATCTTTTATCTTTATTGCTTAAATACTTAATACCATCGCTCAAATCATCATCATATTTCTTTCTTTTTATTGAATGTGTATTTCCATTAAATACATTTGTTATGTCTTTTACTAATTTATTTATATCCATAATTAAATATATATAAATAAAAGATAAAAAATTATACTTCTTGAACTGCTGCGTTTTGAGCATTGCTCATTACATTTATTGTGAGATTTGCTCCACTACCCCATAGTGAACTATCATCTTCTTCTTTTTTGGAACTGTCTTTTGATGTATCTATTACTTGTTTTCTTTTATACAATGTTTCTGATAATTTTTTCTTCAACTTTTTAACTTGTTGAACTATGAAAACTGTAAAACTAATACCTATAACAGCTAACGCAGCTATGAGAACATATATTGAATCATAATCTAAATAAATTAAAACACATGTCAAAATAAAAGCAAACACCCATAAAGCAAAATGTATTTTCAAAACATTTGCATCTTTTACTGAATCTTCAAAACTTCTTTTTAAAGCTAAAGTATTTCCTTGTAAATCCGCTAATTTTTTCTTTTCAGCAACTAACGCTGTATGACTTGTATTTAATGACCCACGTGCGCTTACATTTTGTGTTTCAACTTTTTTTGTGTTAACTCTAGTTCTATCTACCGCACTTTTTGTATCTTTTATATTTTGAATCAAATCTTGGTTTAATTGATTAATTTGATCACCTAAATCATCACTTTTACCTGTTTTACATTCAGCAGTAACATTTGTTATATCTCCACCATCCGCTATTTTGTCTATTGTTTTTGAATTATATGTAGCTGGATTCTCATTTTTTACTTTACAACTATGATTATCATGTTTTGGATCACTATATAATGAGGTATCTAATTTTCTTTTTTTTCCAGTATCTGTTATATAGTATACATTTTGTGCGTTACTTTCGTCAGCAATTACTATATCTACTTTATCAAAACATGGTTCATATTTACCTATATCATTCGCCGAATCATAATTCATACTTTCTAACTCTTCTGCTGTTATTACATTAGTCCCGGCTTTAATCGCACACGATATATGTGGGAAAAGACTATCGTTATTACTAGCGTTTTTAGGATTCCAAAAATTGCTTGTGTCGTCGTCGTCGTCGTCTGTAAAATTTTTATATGCTGTGATTTTTCTAACAATACCTAAATTATTCACTAAATAATATTCAGCATTTCCATTTACTAATTTTAATTTATATACACCAGCTACTTTACCGGCTGACGCTCCTTGTTTTTGATAATATTCTGTAGATTTATCTACATAAGATTTTAATAAGTCATTGAACGATTTTGTTCTATCTTGAATACTTCCACTAGGCGAACCTTCAACCGTTTCTTCTACTGGAGAAACATTCTCATTATACCAATTATCATTGTCGTCTGGTCCGCTATCAAATCCTTCACGGATACGACTTCTACTTACTAATCTGTTGATATCCTTAAAAAATTTTTTGAGTTTATTGCCCTGATTTAACGATTTTTCTTTACTATTTGAATCGCGTAAAAACATTTTATATAGAATAAAGATAGAAAATGTATTTTATTAATTCTTTATTTGTTTGTATAAAAAATATATTAATAATCCTGTTCCAATGGAATAATATCCTAAATTAAAAAAAGTATAACGTTTGGATTTGTGGATATCTTTTTTTAATGTCGTAGAAGCATCATATGAATGATAATCTTTATTATATTGTTTTTTTTTTTGCGATATTTCATGTTTAATATAATCGAATTTAGCATCTTTATTTTGCATTGCTATTTTTTTACTAGATATATGTCCTTTTATTGTTGTTGCTAAATTTTTGTAGTTATTTATATGTTTATTAAGTTCATTTTCAGCAATTGTATATGTGGATTTAATTGATTCGATACTTTGTGGTTTTTTATGAATTTCTTTAATATAATCAGAAAAAGAATTTTCAAAATTATTTATTTGTGCATCAGCCACTTCAAATAACCTCTCCTCATCTTCGCATAATTTTATTGTTTTTTCATTTGGTTTATATTGGTCATAACATGCCATATATAATATTCAAATAAATTAATAACATAATCTATAATATTTTGTTGTAATTGATGTTCTAGTCGATCTTGTAATTTCACATAATTGATTCGGTCTTAGCCCAATCGCTTGGGCTACAGGATCAAATCTACCTATTTCTGGAAATTGTTTTTCATTCAATATATTATATTTTTTAATCAACTTTTGTTTTTCTTCGTCCGTACATATTCTATGTGGTGGAACTAATGTGTGATCTAAAATATTAAACAAATATTTATGAAGTTGAAAAACATTAAAATATATCTCGTCTTGTGAATAAATACTTTCCATCAATTTTGTTAATGTATCGTTTGGATTTTCTTTTGTAATAATGATAAATTCATCTTCTCCTTCTAAAACTTCCTCATTATGGTATAAATCATCGATAATATCATATACGTGATTTGGTCTCAGTTTTGTTCCTAAATGATATTTAATATATATTTTCTTATTTGTTTCATCATTTGTTAATAACATATCCAATTGTTCATTTTTAAATAATACATGGATATAATTAATGCTAAAGTTTTCGTAATCTGTCGTGTTAAATCCACGAAGTTTTAATAAATCTAAAATATTTTTTCTTGATCGAAATATTTTAGATACAATTGTACTATTGGCTACGGTTGACATTATATTATAATTATTTATAAATTTATATTATTTTCAATTTAATTAATTTTTTTAATTGAAACACCTCTTTGAAAACCAGAAAATTCATCACCTTCATCATCATCACTACCATCGCCTTCTTTATCTTCTACCGCATTCAATAAAGGCATTTCTTCTTTATCTTGTTCTTTTTTTTCTTCGGCAATTGTTTTTGTTTTCTCCTGCTGAGGAGGAGGAGGAATTTGTGGATTATTTGGGTCATAATCCGGTGACGTTGGAACAACACCCGGTGGATAATATGGGTTATAATCTGGTGATTTGGGACTAGATGTCGTGGACGACATTGATATAGATGGTGGCGTTTCTTCATAATTATCAATATCTATATTAATATCTATGTTTTCAGGTATCATTTTTTTATTTACTACATTACCAAATGGGTCATATGCTACCTTATTCATTTGCATATCATTGGATTGAATATTGCCCCACCCGTCGTCATTTAATAATTCAGAAACAAAATCATTTGTTTTTCCGTGTTTTAATTCACTTGCATCTACTGTCATAAAATTAGAAGTTAATCCAACTAAATTATTTGTTTCTAATGTAACCGTATTTGCTTCATCATCTATGCTTTTAATAATCCATCGTCTTCCTACTAAGGTATCTTTATCCCATATCATATGATCTCCTTCATTTAATAAATGAACTTTCGCGGCTTCTATTGGTGTAAATTCTTTACGCATTTTATCTTTTTCGGTATCCTTCTCGTTCATCGTTTCTGCTTTTATTTTATTGATTACCGCAACTATATCATCATAACTTTCCAATCCTGTCAATGTTTTAATATCATCACCACCTTTAATTGATAACAATTGATCTACGTTTTTATCAGTAACTATACGCATATGCACATTCATTGCTTGTAACTCCTGCATTAATAATTTAAACGCATATGGCACCTTTACAATACTAAAATCTCTACCAAATTTACTTATATTAACTATATTTGCATCGTATTTGGAGACATCTACAAATTTTATAGGACCATCCACCATTGGACTAATAAAAATATTTTTACTTTTATTATATATTGATAGACAACCAGATTTATTACATATGGCCATATAATATTTGTCTCCTCTTTCTAACATAGAATCTTTTATAAAATGAGACATTCCATGTGCTATTAAACAATCTCGGTCCATCTCCCCAATGCGTAATCCACCATCATTGGCACGACCTCCTACTGTTTGTCTAGTTAATTGATTTCTAGGACCTCTTGACCTATGATTTATTTTGTCCTTTACCATATGTTTTAATCTCAAATAATAAGTTGGTCCTATATAAATACTTGTTTCCATTTGTTCCCCGGTCATACCATTCATTAAAAATTCTGTTCCCGACGAATGAAATCCCTGTTTTACTAACATCTCTCCATATTCTTTGTCTTTTGGCCCTATATTAATAAATGGAGTACAATCACCATATGCACCATATAACGCACATACTTTTGCTTGTTGAGATTCAACTAAATGCCCAATTGTCATCCTCGAAGGCATTGCATGTGGATTTACAATAATATCTGGAATTAGACCTTCCTTTGTTATAGGCATATCACATTCTTTCATTACAATACCCACCGTTCCTTTTTGTCCTGCCCTTGAACAAAATTTATCTCCAATTGCTGGAATTCGTTCATCACGAACTCTTATTTTTGCAATTTTTTTACCAAATGAATTTGTTGTTATAAATGATTTATCAACGAAACCTTTTTGACCCTTTTTAGGTTTTTTAGAACTATCAATCATTTCACCAGGATTTTCCGAATTTACAGATACCTTACCTATTATTATCGTTTTATCATCAATTTCCGTATTTTCTTTAATTATTCCCGTTTCTTTATCCAAATAACTATAATTACAACCTGGTTTCAATCCAATTACTTTATCACTATCAATATAAACAAAATTATTTGAAATTGTTACATCACCAACTGTTTCTTCTTTTTCTGTTTCTTCATACATATTATAATAGGTTGTTCTATATCCTCCTCGTTTCAAAAATCCTTCGTTTATTATAACCGCATCTTCTGTGTTGTAACCAGAATAACACATGATAGCTACTATTGCGTTTTCACCGTATGCATGTTCATCATTCGTTATATATTTCAAATATCTACTTTTAATTAATGGATTTTGACCATAATTCAATACAATTCCACTTTTATCTATTCTATTCATTACATTTGTCGAATACATGGATACTGCTTGTTTCCCCTGTCCACACGAAAAAGCACTTCTAGGATATGGATTGTTTTGTAAATGAATTACTTGATTTGCCATTACACTAAAAATAAACGATGGATGAATTTCAGCATGTGAAATATTTTTGGATGTATAATCTTCCAACTTATCATTGAATTTTGCCATAATAATCCCATCGGCTTCCATCGAATCAATGTATTCTATAATACAAGATTTATTATCACTTATTTGTTTAATTTTTTTTATACTATTATCAGTTGGTTCGCCAGGCTCATTCAAACCATAAATACAATGATTCCAGGTTAATGTTTTGTTTTTTAATTTATTTAATAATTCCGTATTTCCAAAACTTATTTTACCATTATACATATAATATACTGGATGACACAAACGCCCAGCGTCCGTATTAATCCAAATTTCTTTTTTTGAAATATCCCATAATATACTGGTATAAATATTGATTTTGTTATTTCTTCTATATAATTTTAATGTTTCTATTATTTCTTTTGGATTTCTAGTTATACCAACCCATGCACCATTGACAAATAGTTTTACTGATAATTCTATATGTTGCGGAGTACACGTTTCCAATAATTCCATACCCAATTGTCTTAATAATGTAATATATGGATATCCACTATGATGTGTTGTAATTTTTGTTGATATTGTTAAATGTTTATGAAATCCCACATTTCCACCATCTGGCGAATGTATTGGACAAAAATTACCCCACTGTGTTCCCTGAACTTTTCTAGGTGATACTATTTTAGCTCCATCTGCAGATATGGGAATATTTGTCTTTCTTAATTGACAAATAGTAGAAAAAAATGATAATCTACTTAAATCTTGTAACGCACCTAATCTTTTTGTATGTGCCGTTGACCCCCAATTACCCTTAAACGCCGTTTTAAATCCTGATTCTACAATTTTATCTTTGAAAATTAAATCACGATTATAAAGTATTAATCCCATAAAATGTTCCCCCTGATAATTTCCTCTATGATAAAAATGCTCTTTATCAATTTTTAAATATATATTTTTCAACTGTAAATTATAATATTCTTTAAACAAATCTTTAATTAATATTCCTGAGGTTTCTAATCTCTTGTATCTATAACTATCTCTATCTGTTGGTTTTTCTTTTTTTGTATAAACTAATAACAATTTTTTCACCATATAACCAATATAATATGCCTTTTGTTTGAAATTTAATTCTCCAATATGCGGTAATAAATAATTCATTAATATTTCCATAGCATGATTAACTGTTTTTCCTTTTGTATGGGTTCCAATATATTTTAAGGCTTCAACTTGATTGAAAAGAATACTTGCATCATGAATACACGGTCTAAACAATTCTACCATATAATCATAACGTTCCATATCTAAAATACATGTTTCTATGATTTCTTTATCCGACAATACTCCCAATGCTCTCATAAGTATGAACAATGGGATGGGTTTTCTAACATTTGGTATAACTACTACTATATTATTATTCGTCAATGATGGTGTTTCTGTTACCATTCTAACTGATAATGTTCTTACTGGTTTGGAAATATCTTCTGATACGGAACGAATATCAACACTATGTGAATACATATCATTAAATTTATCCTTTACAATTAAATTATTATCAGCAAATCTTTCTTGACTCACAATCAGCTTTTCCTTACCATCTATAATGAAATACCCACCCAAGTCATTTCTACATTCTCCCATGGTATGTCTAACATCTTTTGTTAATCCATTTAATAAACATAACTTTGATCTTAACATAATTGGAAAATTACCTAAATATATTTTTTCCAATGTTTCTAATTTCTTAGTCTCTAAATCTTCACCTCCTGGACCCTTTGTTCTTATCACATACTCAATATCCACATCATAATGAATTGACATCGTATATGATAAATTTCTCAAACGCGCTTCATTCGGATACATAAAATGTTTTCTATTAATTTCACCATTTTTATCATATATTACTGGTTTTCCTATATAAATACGTGTTCCTTCCAATCCTCCCATATACACTTTACATTCGTATTTGAATTTATTTGTTTTTTTATTTTGATCTTTAAAAAAAGATATTGGATTTTTTTCTTTAAAAATCTTATACATACCCTTTTCGAAAAAATCATTATATGATTTTAAATGATGATCTACCAAAACACTAGGATTATCCTTAAAATACAAATCAATTATATCCCATGATATATTTTCAAAATCCATTATATATTATATCATTAGCATATTTTTTTAATTATAAATAAATATTAATAATTAAAATATTTATTTAACCACGAATTGACATTAACATAAATGATCCTATTATTACAAACATCATTATAAATGGGAATAAAACTAATAACCACGATACTTTGGAGTAACCTTTGCGACATAGATAATCCAATATAAATGTCCATACTATAATATACAAAATTTTCATGGCAAAAGCGGATACTTTGTTATCACAAGGGGCTTTAAATTTTCCCAAGCAATAATTTTTTTGCCCATTTAAATTTTGGGTCAATATCATTATTATACTTAAGGCTGATATTGCTAAATAAAATTGTGCAGGAACACATAAAGATACTATTTTATTGGTAATACTTCTTAATTTCATTATATAATATATATTAATAAAATTATATAATGACTATTGCAATGTTCCAGCGGCTGCTTCCATTTGGGCCGGAACATCTGGAACAACACCACTTGTAATATTTCCATCTAATTTTTGATTAATGGGTGATGCGGATTGAAAATCATTTCCACCTATATAAGTTTGATATCCACCTTTAATTGTATTCATTAATCCGGAACTGGCTAAACTTACATCACCCAAACCCATACTACGCATAATTCCTTTAAAATTTCCACCACTCTGAATTTTTTTCATATTAATTCTTTCATTAATTTTTAAGGTAACTCTACGTCTTCTTCTTCTACGTGATTTACCTTTGCGGCTTTTTCTTCTTTTTGTTTTTCTTTTACGCATCTTTCTTTTACGTAAACTTTTTCTTTTCTTCATTGGTTTTCTACTTCTTTTTCTTCTAACACTTCTTCTAGGCATTGTATATACTATTATTAGATTAATAATTATAGTATAATAATTGCTAAATTATTTTCTACGTCTACGTGTTTTTCTTTTTTTACGAGATTTTCTTTTACGCGAACGTTTCTTTTTGCCTTTTGTTTTACGCGATTTGCGTTTTCTACGTGATCTACGTCTTCGTTTACCACCAATGATGCTTCTTAAACCACCGCCAATACGTGCTAAAAAACCACCTTCTTCTACTTGTATTTCTGAAATATCATCTTTTGCTGGTGCATCGTTTGTCATAACAGGATTATTCACTACATTATCATCATCATCATCATTATCATCATCATCATCATCATTATCAGCGACAGCATCACCATCTTTTTTTTCACACACTGCTGCTTTTTTTTTTTCAGCTTCTGATAATTTCATGTTTAAACGTTCAATTTCTTCGGTAAGCGATTTTATTTTGGTTTCATCTTTATCATCTTCGTTCTTTTGTTCCTCTTTTAATAAAGGTTTTGTATTATTCAGTTCGTAATTTAAATCGTCTATCTCCTTTTTCGCATCAGCACAAGCATCACCACCTTTTTGACAACAACCACATTTTTTTTTACGACCTTTAGGTTTTCTACTAACTCCTTTTCTTGGCATTATATATTATAATTAGAATTTTAATTATGATAAATAGAAATTAAATTACAAACGAACACGTTTGGATAATTCTAAAGCCGCTAAACCACCTGCAACTTGAGCAATGATATATGGTGCCAAATCTTTCATGGATAATTTACCAGCAGAATACATCATAATACTTACGGCAGGATTGAAGTTACCACCTGAGATTTTACCACCAACCATGATAGCAGCGGTCAAAGCTAGACCAATTGCTAAAGGATTACCAACAGACATAATCACGAAAAGGAAAAACATAGTTCCCAAAAATTCTACAATATATTTTTTCATTATATTAATATAATAGAAAATATAAAAAAATATTTATTGTTTAACTAAACTCATTCTTGGAAATGAACGAGTAAAATACAAACGTTCAGATGCTGATGCACCATTTACATTTTTTTGTTTACCAGTTACCTTTTGTCCTAGATAATTTGTTACTTTGCTACCATTTGGCGCACCAACCCGTTTTTGTACTTGTTTTAATCTAACCAAACGACTTGAATTATCACTCGTTGGTCCTACCGATTTATACGATTTTAAAATTTGATTTAATTTTTTTTCAACCATGCTTATAAATATAATACATAAAATAATTTCCTAAATTGTTGTTATCCAAAGGTACTCTCTCCACCATACTTAATATACAAAAAACCATCCTGATCTTTATGTTCGTCATAACACTTTGACATTAATTCACTACACGGAACCATACATTCATTTACAAATAAAAAAATACTTATTTCAGGACTTAATTTAATTCTTTTTCGTATTACATACATAAAATTAGCTATAGATAGATCACCAGGAACTAAATATTTTTTACGATCAATATCTGGAACGGTATCCCCTATCCTTTCGCAAATAATAGGTATTCTATCTGGATATTTTGCAATGATTTTTGAAGATTCTGTTAACCGTTGGGTATATGAAAATTTATCTTTAAAATCTCGTTTCCTTACAGGTAATTTCATTTTTGCAATTCTTTTTTTTGCGCTATATATTTTAGAAGTCATAGTTGACATAGTATCATTAATAATATTCATTATATAATTATGTAAGTTTTTTTCTAAATATTTTTAAAAAATTGATTTACTCAAATAATAGTATTACAATACATAAATATGAAAGAAGTAATTATTATCGATGGAAGTTATTTTTGTTTTTACCGCTATTATGCAATAATGAATTGGTTTAAATGTGCAAAAAAAGATGAGGATATAACAAACCCATACGATAATGCGGATTTCGTTGAAAAATATAAAAAAACATTTGTTTCCAAAATACAAGAAATGGCCAAAAAACTAAAAATGATAAATCCTACAATAATTGTTGCAAAAGATTGTCATCGGAAAAATATTTGGAGAATGGAATATTATAATGATTATAAAAAAAACCGCGTATATGACGATAGTTTTATGGGTGGTCCATTTTTCGAAATGGCATATAAAAACGAAGAATTGTTCAAAAATGCAGGCGTGAATATAATTTTTAAACACTGTCAATTAGAGGCTGATGATTGCGCGGCACTAACTGCCAAATATTTGACCAAAAAATACCCCGACATTAATATAAAAATTATTACAAGTGATACTGATTATTTACAACTGATTTGTCCAAATATTGAATTATTTACTTTAAAATATAAGAAAGTAAATACATCTAAAAATTCATCCGGAAATCCAAAACAAGATTTATTTTGTAAAATTGTTTCTGGCGATAAGAGCGATTGTATACCGTCTGTATTTCCAAAGTGTGGACCAAAAACAGCTCTTAAATACTGGAATGATCAAGAATTATTTAAACAAAAATTATCAGAAAATCCAGAATATCAAAAACGTTACCATATGAATACAATATTAATTGATATGGAACATATTCCGATACATTTACAATCTGAATTTAATAAAAAACTAAATAGTATTGAATTTTAAGTTAATATAATTACAATTACCAAATAACTTTTTTGATTTGTATATTTATTATATTTTAATTAATTTGTAATTACTCTGGGTGCAATATTCATTGTAATCAATTCTTGAAACAACAATTTACAAGCATATGGGATTTTACATAACATAAAATCCGATCTATTTCCACAAGTTTTACAATTGTGTATATGTTTGCTATCATTATAAATCGCAAATAATCCACATTTTTTACAGGCATATACTTGAAATTTGTCAGATACATTATAAATTCTATCTTTTGTAAATTGACTGGCACCATGACTAATCATACAATCTCGCTCCATTTCTCCAAATCTAAGACCACCATCCCTTGATCTACCTTCAGCCGGTTGCCTTGTTAATAATACCATTGGTCCTATTGACCTACTATGTTCTTTATCTTTTACCATATGCTTCAATCTCTGATAAAATACTGGTCCCATAAATATATCGGTTTCCATGACTTCACCTGTCATACCATTCTGCAATATTTCGTTGCCATACTTATGATAGTTATTTTTTGCTAATTCTTTTGAAATCAACTTCATATCTACACCGGTTCCAAAACTAGTTCCATCTCCAAATAAACCCAATTCCAATAAAACTTTTCCCAATGATGTTTCTTTTAATTGACCAATAGTCATCCGAGATGGGATAGCATGTGGATTTATAATAATATCAGGAACTAGACCATTTCTGGTATGAGGCATTGATTCTGCTGGTAGCGTTACACCAATTGTACCCTTTTGACCATGCCTTGAAGAGAACTTATCTCCAATAACCGGAATTCTATGAACTCTTGTTCTAACCTTAGCAAATGTATACCCATCTCCATTCCTATTAATATAATTTTTATCTATATAACATTCCTCACTTGTTCTAATTATTTTACTCATATCTTTATATTTTATTGTTTTTGTTTGGTCATTTCTAGCTTCTTTAATTGGAACTACCTTACCTATGATGATATCTTTATTTTCAATGAGTGAATTTTCAGGCATAACACCTTTACTATTTAATTTATTGTAATTCGCAAACTTCATACCTTTTGTTTTAGTAGGATCAGGTTGACACCTTATTTCTTCATCTCCATGAACCTGTTTGTCTTCATCTTTTTCAGTATGATAAATAGTTGCTGAAAATAAACCTCTGTCAATACTATTTTGATTGAATATGATACTATCTTCCTGATTATAACCAGAATAACTAGCAATCGCTACTATTACCATTTCACCAGATGGAACTTTATGTAAATTTAAGAAATTCATAATCCTAGTATCAACCAATGGTCTCATTGAATAATGTTGGACATATGCTGTTTTATCCATTCTATTTTCATAATTAGTAACAAACATACCTAATGCTTGTTTTCCCTGCGCACATTGATATGTAACCCTAGGTGATTGATTATGTTCCGGAAAAGGAATACAAGATGCCAAAATTCCCAATACAGTGCTAGGATGAATTTCACAATGTGTGAAATTTTGTAACGAATTTCTCATTTTTCCGGTTTTCATAGCAATCAACGATGCGTTTTGTTCCCACGGATCAATATATTCAATTATACTTTCCTCCACATTATGATTGGATAACATATCATGCCATACTAATTCTTTATTCGCAATTTTTTCACCAATTTCTCTAGTAAATAAGGATTTGTTATTTTTTACTTTAAATACTGGTCTTGTTGGCCTTCCCGCTTCATTACATACTTTAATTTCTTTTGATGTATAATCAAATATAATACTAGTATAAATATTTATAATTCCTTTATATTTTTTATCTTTCAAAAATAAATATAATTTTTCTGGTTCGTAAGTTATACCTATCCAATTGCCATTTATAAAAACTTTTACATTATCAAACAATTCCTCTGGTTCTAACGTATCTATTTTTATTACCTGTGGTTCAATTATATCATATAATATCTCTGAATGTGATTTCACTGTTATATGTGATAAATAACTCATATTTTTAACAACGCCAACACTCTGTCCTTCTGGAGTTTCCGCTTGACATATAAATCCCCACGCACTATTATGTAATTTTCTAGGTGGAATTAGTTTTCCACTTTTATCAATTGGTGTGTTAATTCTTCTCAAATGGCTTAAACTTGAAATATATGTCAATCTGTTCAATACTTGTGCAACACCCACTTTATTTGAATTTGTATTTTTAATACCAAAATCTCCTGTGGCAAGTGCTCTTTTAATACCGTTTTCAATTGTGGTTGATTTTACAACTTTATAAATATTTGTATGATTTATAATATTTTCAAAATCATTAGTTGATTTCCACGACCCATTATTTATTTCACGAACAATTTGCTTTTGCATATCTTTTACTAATTTATTGAAATAGTTTCTGAATAAATTATTCAATAATGTACCCGTCAAATCTATTCTTTTATTTTTATATGAATCTCTGTTATCTACTTTTCTCCAACCGAAACTAGTTCGTAATAATTTATTAGTCATATATCCTAGGAAATAAATTTTTTCTTGTTTGGTTTTACAATGTGGAAATAAATCATTTTCTATTACGGAAATAGTAAATTCCTTTTTCTTTTGAATACCTGTTTCTTTATCCATATTTATAGGTGTATACATCGCATTTGAAATGATAAATTCTAATGAGTTTTCATATGATGTATATTCGGCAGCCTCTATGATTGATGCCTTTAACGCAAATAACATTTTTTTCATTTTTTTTTCTTTAATATTCAAAATAATTTTTTTACATATTTCTTCATCCGAATTTATACCAAGAGCACGAAATAATACAAACAATGGAATTGGATTTTTAATTCTAGGAATTTGAACATATATTGAATGACCAAATCCATTATCCTTATTGGCTATCATAACATTAATTTGTTTTGGAGATATACATTTCCAGGATGGCACCGACTTAATTTCTGCCATATGCGACCACTTATTATTATTTTTTTTAATATTAAAACAATATACAATGTTCTCTGCTGCACGTTCTTGTCCCAAACATGTTTTTTCCGAACCACTTATAATAAAATAACCTCCTGGATCTAATCCACATTCCCCTGTTAATTTATTATTTATATGATTATGCTGTGTCAAAACACAAATACTAGATCTTAACATAATTGGTAGTTTGCCAATATGTACCTTTGGTATCATTTTATGATACGTTTGTTCTATTTCCAAATTTGCCCCATAACGATGAATGATTTTTATATGCATATTCAATATCATAGTCGATGAATACGTGAAATTTCTTAATCTTGCTTCACTAGGATACATTAACTTAGTTGCACCATTGTTTTCGTGTATCTGTGGTCTATATATATGAAAATTTTTAAAATTAATAATAATTTCCAATGAATATTTTTTACACTCCGGAACATAATCATGGTCGGAATGAATAATCACTGGATTAAACATATTTATCGTATTGATAATTTCACTACCTACGAAATTATCATATGATTCAACCTGATGTCTTACCAACTGATGTAAATGTTTATTATAAAAATAAGATTCAATTAAACTAAATATTTGTTCCTTATCCAATTCTTCTGTATTCATATTCATATTATTATCATTCATTATTGTATTAATTTAAATTTCAATTTAATCTTTAAATTATTTATAAATATCTCATTATATGTATAATGAACAAAAATCATAACAATAATAATACAAATATCAATAAAAACATTATAAATAAAAATAAAGATAATTCAAACAATAATATTTTTCCAATATTATTGCCCAATATGAAGAATAATCGTAAATTATCTTTATTAGATATATCTAGAAACGAAATTAATGATAATTTGTTATTATTTACTACAACTGGTAAATACAATAAACAAACAAATTTAAACAGTAACACTATTTTTAATATAAATATGCCAGACGCAAAATATAATAAAAATAAAAAAGCAAACCCATATTATAATAGATTAATTAGACACCTGGATAAATCAACGAATATTAATAAAAATAAATACAATAAATCATTACATTTTCTGTTAGAAGATGTAAACAGAAAATACAGTAAACCAGAAAAATATTGGAATAATGAAAATCCATATATCAAACAAAAATCAATAAAAATACAACCACCTATAAAAATACCACCACAAATACAAATTAAAAAAACATTTGTTCAAGTGGAAGCAGATATAAACGTATTACAAGACTTAATTAATTTGACAGACAAATATCCTTTAGATAATACAATAAATTATAGCATAGATATTGAATCAATACATAAAATTGTCGAACCTTTAAAAGAATTGAATAATATGATTGGAATGGCAAATTTAAAAGCATCTATTTTAGATCAAATTATTTATTTCATTCAAAATTTACATATTAGTAAAAATAATAAAAATAGTGATTTTATGCATGTTGTTATCTATGGACCTCCAGGGACAGGTAAAACAGAAACCGCAAAAATAATGGGAAAAATTTTTAGTCAAATGGGGGTTCTAAAAAAAAATACATTTAAAAAAGTAACACGTGCTGATTTAATTGCTGGTTATTTAGGACAAACCGCAATTAAAACTAAAGAAGTTATAAAAAACGCACTGGGAGGAGTATTATTTATAGATGAAGCATATGCTTTAGGTAATACGCAAAAACGCGATTCATTTGCCAAGGAATGCATAGATACATTATGCGAAGGATTAAGCGACCATAAAAATAATTTAATGGTTATAATAGCAGGATATGAGAAAGAATTGGATAAATGTTTTTTTGCTTATAATCAAGGATTGGATTCAAGATTTACATGGAGATACAATACTGATAATTATAATTCTCATGAATTAAATTTAATTTTTACAAAAAAACTTAAAGATATTGATTGGAAATTTAAAAAAAATATACCTGATTCTTGGTTTGAAAATAAAATGGATTATTTCAAATATTTTGGTCGAGATATGGAAACGTTATTGGCCAAAGTTAAAATTGCTCACGGTAGAAGAATTTTTTGTAAAAAAGAAATATCTAAAAAAATTATTACAAAAAAAGATATGGATAATGGATTTAAATTATATTTAAACAATAACGAAGTAAAATCACGGAAAAATGATAACATATTTTCAAATATGTATGTTTAACCAATTTAATATATTTAGTATTTTATATATATTAAATGAGCACACGAAAAAAAACGATACAAATAAATCCATTGTTTTTTTCAAGACGACGACCTAAAAAATCGAAAACACGAAAAAAAAAACAAAAAAAAATGTCATACGAATTAAAACCCAATGATGTTAAAAAACAATTGATGAGTAGAATAAAAGAATATCAACAGAAAAAGAAAATATTGAATGATGAAAATGAAGACGTGGAAAGTAACAATGATAATTTTCAAAAGAATTTTTCGGACCACATGACATATTTAAATAGCGTAATTAAAGAAAATAAAATTAAAAAAAGAAGAAAAAAGGAAAAAAAGATAAACAAAGAAATGTCCGCAGAAATACAACCACTATCACACCAACAACAACCACCAATTCAAGAAGGGATAGATATTAAACCAATGGAAACCACTAATAATAATATTGTTACGAATAATAAAACAAGTATTATTATACACGGTAGTAAAAATCCTCCTCCATATGGTTGTTTAAAAAATTCAAATAAACCAACGTATAGACAATGGCAAAAATCATTGAAGGAAAAATTAACTCCTCAACCACATTTTGTTTCGCCCATTGTCAATGTTTCTCCAATTATTGCTCCTATCCAAAATAAACCAAACCCCATTTTAATACGTCAAGAAAAACTGAAAGACATAAAAAATAAAAATAAAAAAATGAAAAAAGTGAAAATTCGAAAAACAACATTTAAACTAGGAAAACATAACGGTCGTGTTAGTGTGTTAGTAAAAAATCGTAGAACTAGAAAAAAACTAAAAAAAGAATGTAATTTATTGAAAAAAAAATCGTTGCCAGATATTAAAGAATACTTGAGACAACATAATCTAATAAAAATAGGGACAGCTGCACCTGAAAAAGTTTTACGACAAATTTATGAAAATGCTTATTTGAGTGGGGATGTTTTTAATAAGAACCCCGATAATTTAATACATAATTACATGCAAAATTAATTTATAACCTACTTAAAGGTTCCTTGATATTATATATATTCAAATATATATATAATATGGGTAAAACAAAAAAACAATATTTCAATGCTTTAAATGAATATAAAGAAAAATATAAAACTGAAAAAGTTATCTTACTTATGCAAGTTGGAGATTTTTATGAGGTATATGCTCTTTCCGAAAAAGGAAAGATGGAAGATATAAGTAAATCTAATATATATGATTTTTCTGAAATTACTGGATATGCTGTAAAAAAAAAGAATGAAAAACATCGTGGCAAAGAAATTCTTATGTCCGGAACACCACTCTCTTGTAATCTGGGAGAAATTACACAAAAAATTGCTGGAAATGGATTCTATGTTCCAGTTATGGCACAAATTAAAGATGAAAATGGCGAAGTTATTGATAGAAAAGAAATATTTAATATACCTCCTGGTGCAGGAATATCATTTGTTGATAATGATAAATGTCATACTAATAAAGTAATGTGTGTATTTTTTGAACATATAAAAGATAATCTATTAAAAACTAATAAATTATATTGTGGGTTAAGTGTTATTGATGTCATCACTGGTTCGGTTAATTTATATCAATATGCTATAAAATATAATAAACATATTTCAAAATATGATGATTTTGAAAGAGTTTATTCTATATATTCACCCAATCAAATTATTATTATTAGTAATTATAATATTCAATATTTAATTGATGCTTTGAATATACCTGAAAATATTACAACTGTTTTTAATGTAAACAATAAAGATCTTTATAATTATAAGTTGCTTAAAAATTGTAAAAAACAAATTTATCAAGAAGAAATATTACAAAATATTTATAAGGTACCTGATATCAGTTGTTTTAAAGAATCGTATAATCTATCCAAAAATCCACACGCAACATTTACATTAGCATTTTTATTTAATTATATTCAAACACATAATAAAACGGTTATCGAAAATATAAAAAAACCTACATTTGATAATAATAAAAATAATGTTTTTATTGGCACTCATTCATTGAAACAATTACATATTCTAAACAATGAACGAAAGGATAAATTTGGTTCTATTTTAAATTTTGTAAATAAATGTAAAACAAATATGGGTAGACGATTGTTAAAAGAAAAACTTTTACACCCAATTAAAAATCAAGACTTATTAAACAATGAATATTTTGCAATTGATCTTTTTTTACAAAATAGTGACTTTGTAAAAGATAATACAAATCAAATGAAAAATATTATTGATATTGAAAAAATGTCTAGAAAATTTTCCCTTTTTAAAGTGAAACCATGCGAAATATCAAATTTTTATAATTCTTTAACTATTATTGAAACTATAATACATAAACTTACAAAAAATATACCTTTTTCAGAATCATTGAATCAATATTATCAATCTCACGATATCAATATAAATGATGTATATGAAAAAATTAAAACAATTAAACTTTACATTGAAACTAATGTTAATTTAAAAAATATAGCTGAAATTGATTCTATTAAAGATGTTAATTTTTTTAATAACGATAAAAATGTTAATTTACATATAAAAAAAGGACAGGAAAATAAGAAACATTTAAAACATATAAAACGCCATTTAAAAAGTTGTTTTACAAATAGTAAAGTTAAAATGCTTTACAATGTTACAGAAAAAACACCTGCTACATTGCAAACTACTTTTACACGTTACCAAGTTATAGAAGAAAAATATAAATGTAATAAATTAGACTATTTGAATTATTTTCACGATTTATCTTTTCAAAAAGTATCAAACGCAAAAACATCGAAATATAAAATACAAAGTCCACTTATTGATAAATTACATATTGATATTTTTGACTGGTCAACTGATTTTAAACCTATATTAATTAACGCATTCCAAAAATTTATTGATAAATTACTAGTATTTAATGATGAAATTAATTACATATCTAAGTTTATTTCTATTTTTGATTTTATTAATAGTCGTTTTATATGCGCTGAACAATATAATTTGTGCAAACCAGAAATTGTAGATGACCAAGATAAAAGTTATTTTATTGCAAAACAAATCAAACATCCTCTTATTTATCATTTAAATAAAGATATTAATTATACTTGCAATGATATTTCATTGGGAAAGAATGATGATAAAGATGGGGTTTTACTATTTGGAATCAATGCTGTTGGTAAATCTAGTTTAATAAGAGCAATTGGTATTAATATCATAATGGCACAAACCGGTATGTATGTTCCATCTGCCGAATTTCAATATAAACCTTATAGTTCTATATTTACACGTATTATTGGTAATGATGATATTTTTAAAAATTTAAGTACATTTATGGTTGAAATGTGTGAATTTAATACGATATTGAAATTTTCAGATAAAAATTCATTAATATTGGGAGACGAATTATGTAGTGGAACAACTACAAAAGATGCCATTTCTATTTTTACTACAGGGTTGATAAAATTAAATGAAAAAAAATCATCTCATATTTTTGCAACACATTTTCATGAAATTAAAGACAGTAATTATATTAAACAATTATCTTCTTTGAAAAAATATTATATGAGTGTGTCATATGATAATGAAAAAGAAGAATTAATTTATGATCGTGTTTTAAAAGAAGGTTCTGGATTGGATCAATATGGAATCGAGGTTTGTAAATTTATTGGTTATGATAAAGATTTTATTGATTTAGCATTGAAAATACGAAATGATAATACAATCCTGGGCGAAGAAACATCAAAATACAATAGTAATAAAATTAAAAAAGGGTTGTGTGAAATGTGTAACACAAAACCGGCAGAAGAAATACATCATTTGTATCCGCAAAAATACGCAGACAATAATGGCTTTTTACCAGACGGAAATCATAAAAATAAAAAATCTAATTTATCTAATATTTGTCGTGATTGTCATAAAAAAGAAACCAAAAATAATACAAAGAAAAAAAAAATAAAAACATCAAATGGTGTACGATTTGTGGAAATTAGTTGACTGCTTTTGTAAATTTTTTATAAAAGTATAAATTATATAATGGATTCATTAAAATTAAATGGAGTTATTAAAACTCCTATTGATGGCGATTTAGGAAATGTATATGAATATATTAAAAATAATTTTGGTTCGATAATGCTAGTTGTTATTGGATTTTTTTTAGTTATGGCGTATACATCTATTAACAATATTAACTTTGAAAAAAGTGAAAAAGAATTGGATAAAAAATTTATTATCGAAACCTTCACGGAAAATAATAAAAACAGGAATTCTAAATCTTCTTTGAGTGAAAAATCTAAAATGTTAAAAACAAAACAAAAAATTACGGATTCAAGCTGTAGTGGAAAACTTTCTGTTATTGATAGCTCCTGTAAAAAACATAAATATAAATTATCGTGCACATCTTACGATTGTTGTAATTGGGGGAAAAAGGATAATAAATTACAATGTGTTGGTGGAGGTAAAGATGGTCCTACATTTGGATCTAGAAAATTCGATTATTATTATTATAAAGATAAAAAAATCATGGGTAAAAAATAAATTTAGAAAAAATTGATTAAAAACATATTATTATATTATATATAAAATGATCATACCAGTTAAATGTTTTACTTGTGGGAAGGTTTTAGGTGATAAATATTTATATTATTTAAGAGAAGTTAGACAAATGAAAATTAACAAAAATTTAGACACCAATAAGGTTGTATATTTAACTTCAATAAATCTTGAGAAAACACCTGAAGGTCTAGTTATGGATAAATTAGGATTAAATAAAATATGCTGTAGAAGACATATGTTGACACACATTGATGTTGAATAATTATAATGTTGAATATTATGATATTTAAGTTTTTTTTATTAAAATATCATATTATATTAATAATGGGTAAAAATAAAAATACTAGAAAGTTGAAGAAAAAAAAGAACACTAGTAAAGGTAAGAAAACCAAAAGAAAATATACTAGAAAACAAAAACGAAAATATACCAGAACCCAAAAAGGTGGGGCAAACAGGTGGCATTATATGTGGGATAAAAAAGAGCGTAAACCTAAATTTAGACCTGGTCCATCAAATGTAAAATTACAAAGCGGTGAACTAGCTAGAAACTCAGAGAAGTATTCTTTGTATCAAATACTTCCTAAAGTCGTAAAAGATAAAGATAGAGCAAATGCTGTAAATAAAAATATCCCTTATGGCACTGAAACAGAAAAATGGCTTATACGTGAAATTTACCCGGGTAAAGGAAACAATAACAAACAAGTTGATCAAATAATAGATTATTTGGTCAAAAGAGATAAGCCATTATTCGATAAAAACAAAAGAGTTGCAAATGTCCAAGCTCAGAATGCTAAACAGATTGAAGACAGCATCGAACGTGATGGCACAAAACGTAATCAACGACGTGTATTGAACCAAATGACACCCCTCAATAAACAGAAATGCATTGAGAAAAAGATAAAAGAATTTGAAACAGTAGTTTTGAAGAAGATACCGGAGAGGTTAAGTAAGCAGATAAATAATGTCAATGCCAATGATGATAAATATGATATAAAAATTTATAGCTTTGCTATGAACAAATTTAACCAATTTAAAAAATGGCTTAACAAAAATAATGAGTGTTACAATGGTTATAAAATTAAACCTAATGATATTAATCACTGGATAGGACGTATACACAACACTAGAATAATAGTCCAAAATTTCTTTGTACCTATAATTGAAAAAATTCGAAAAGGAGGAACAAAAAAAGCGGCATCAAAAAATGATGAAATACAAGAAAAACAAAGATTACAAGAGGAAATGAGGCTAGCACAACTAAAACGAGAAGAAGAAGAAGACGCACGCAAAAAAGCAAAAGAAGCAGAAGCAGCAGCAGCAAAAGCAAAAGAAGAAGCAAAACAAAAACGAAAAGAAGCAGCAAAAACAGCAGCAGAAGCAGCAAAAACAGCAGCAGAAGAAGAAAAACGACGAAAAGCCGAAGAAGAAGAAAAACTAGCAGCAGAAGAACAACGACGAAAAGCCGAAGAAGAAAAACTAGCAGCAGAAGAAGAAAAACGACGAAAAGCCGAAGAAGAAGAAAGACTAGCAGCAGAAGCAGCAAAAACAGCAGCAGAAGAAGAAAAACGACAAGAAAAAGCACGACAAAAAAAAGCACGACAAGAAGAAGAACGGCTAGCGGCAGAAAAAGCAGAAGCAGCAGAAGCACAAAAACTAAAAGAAGCAGCAAAAAAACGACAAGAAGAAGAAGAAGCAAAACAGAAAGCAGAAGAAGAAAAAAGGCTAGCAGAAAAAGCAGCAGCAGAAGAAGCAGCACTAAAACGACAAGAAGAAGCAGAAGAAAAAAGGCTAGCAGAAAAAGCAGCAGCAGAAGAAGCAGAAAAAAAACTAAAAGAAGAAACCGCTAGAAAAGCAGCAGAAGAAGCAGAACGAAAACGAAAAGCAGCAGAAGAAAAAAGGCTAGCAGAAGAAAAAAGGCTAGCAGAAGAAGCAGCAAAAGCAAAAGAAGCAAAAGCAAAAGACCTTGAAAAAAAGAAGAAACTTGAAGAACTGATAAAAAAAGAAAAAGATAGACAAGCTTCACAGGCAATAACGGCAAAATGTACAACCATAATGATACAAATCGATACACTAAGAAAAGAAATGAAAAAAGAAGAAAAAATGACAGAGTTAGAAGCTAAATATAATAAGGCTATGAATTTGGTATCGGACTATGGTGAAGTAAATGGTGATGTTCAGAATTGTAATAAAACTGAAGAAGACATGAGAGGAATGGAAAATAGTATTAAAAATACGTATGTTCCAGCAAAAGAAAAAATAATAAAAGAACAGCAACAAAGAGAAAGTGCAAAAATGAAAGAAACAGCAGCAGCAGAAGCTAAAAAAAATCAAGAAAAAGAAGCAGCAGCAGCTAAAAAGAAACAAGAAGAAGAAGCTAAAAAGAAACAAGAAGAAGAAGCTAAAAAGAAACAAGAAGAAGAAGCTAAAAAGAAACAAGAAGAAGAAGCTAAAAAGAAACAAGAAGAAGAAGCTAAAAAAAAAGAAATTTGTGATAGATTTAATGAAAGTTGGAAAAAAAACCCAGCACGTTCGGAAAATAGAAAAGCAAATCTTGAAACGTTATGGAACGACAAAAAGGTAAAATGTGATGACGATGAAGAAAAGAAAAAAGAATTAGATAAGATTATAACAAAATTTGAAGCAAGAAAAGCCAGAAAAGCAGCTGAAAAAGAATCAGCAGCAAAAAAAAAAGCAGACGAAGAAACAGAAGCAGAAAGAAAACGCCTTGAAGAAGAAACAAAAAGAAAAGCAGATGAAGAAGCAGAACAGAATAAATATTCGAATGACATTTTAGAATTGTGTAATAAAAATATTGATCAATTTACCAATATGGATGATTATACAAATTTTAAAAATAAATGTCATAATTTAAATGCAAATAAAGGTTTTTCGGATGACAAAATAAAAGAATTAAATACCATGCTTAATAATTATGGAGAAACATTAGAGAAGTGTCAAAAATTAGAAGACTATGGTCATTTTATGGACACTTGTAAAAAAGTACAAAATGTTCTTAAAGACAAAATGAAAGAATTACATGAAAAAAAATTCGGAGAAGGTAATAGAATAGCTGCAGAAAGAAAAAAAACAGAAGCAGAAGAACGAAAAAAGCAAGAAGAAGAACAAAAACAAAAAGAGCTTGAAGAACAAAAAGCAAAAGAAAAAGCAGACCAAGAACAAAAAAGACAAGAACAAGCAGAATTAGAAAAAAAAGCAGAAGAACAAGCAAGCACTAATGAATTAGCAAAACAATGTAGAGAAAATATTAAAGCTTTTATAAGTAAAGATGTCAAACAATTTGCTTCAATTGTTACTATAGAAAGCGAAATAAACACTGGTAATGATTTGTTAGAAACAAATAAAACTTGTAGTAATATTCAATTAAATCCATTAACTATGCATATAAAAAATTTAGAAAAACGTAAACAAACGATAATATATGAACAAAAAAAATGTATTGATGATTGGAATACTATTTCGAAAAAATGGAAAACAAGTGAAACAAACAATGAATTTGAAAACAATACTATATTAAAAAATTTCCAAAACGATTTATTAGCAATGAAAAATGGAACATGTGCAAATAAAGAATTAAATAGTGAGACCTTAGCACTAATTGAAGGGAAAATTCAAGCAATAATAACTATTATTTCCGCAAACACAAAAAAAGCTGAAGAAGCCGCAATAGCAGAACAAAAAAGACAAGAAGAAGAAACAGCTAGAAAAGCGGCTGAAGAAGCAGAACAAGCCGCACAAGCAGCAGCAGAAGAAACCGAACGATTGCGCCATGAAGCAGCAGCAGAACAATTGCGCCTTGCTGAAGAAGCAGTAGCACATGAGAGAGCAGAAGCAGAAAGAAAAATACAAGAAGCAGAACAAGCAGCAGCAGAAGCAGAAAGAAAAAGAGCAGAAGACGCAGAACAAGCCGCACAAGCAGCAGCAGAAGAAACCGAACGATTGCGCCATGAAGCAGAAGCAGAACGATTGCGCCTTGCTGAAGAAGCAGAAAGAAAAAGAGCAGAAGACGCACTAATAGCCGCACAAGAAGCAGATATTCTTGAAGAAACAGAAGAAAAGAAAGAAGAAGTAGAAGAAGTTATTATACCTCCCATATCAGCTGCGTTTTCATTTACACCTATTTTAGCTGAAGGAATGCCGACAAATTTTAAACCTATTAAAGGGGCTGCTGGACATCCCGGAGCACTTGCAACATTTAACGATGGAAATAAAAAATGGTCTGCTAAAGTATTTTTTAACAATCCAGTAGGAGAAAATTGTTATGATTTAAGTAGTGATGAAAAAAATATGATATCATTGTATGATTTACAATATAAAAGCGCAATAACATTAAAAGAGTTTAAACCACTCAATGATAAGAAAAAAACATATCATATTACCAAATATCACGATGATTGTATTAAAGAAAATATGATAGGATTATTAGAAAAATCTATTTACGATTTATTTAATGACTATTTATTTAATGACAATTTAACAGATGAAGATGAACTCTCGAATGAACTCTCGAATGAATTTGCAACTAAATGGATGTATAAAATTCCTACACAAAAATCAACTGTGCCTCCGCGGATTGTTTATGGAAACGAGGAAAAATTTGAAGGAAAACTGTATTTTACTATGGAAAATCCTTTTGAAACTATAAAACCCGATAGGGAAAACGCACAACCCACTCGTTTCTATGATATAAAAATTGGTAAAAAAACTGTTTTTAAAGAAGATAAAGGAAAGATTTCTACTTGTAAGCAGGGTCAAACAGATTGTTGTGCAAGCATATCATTTAATGATGGATTTAGATTAGAAGGGGTAAGTGGAAATGAAAAAATGACAAAATTAATTGCCATATTACTAAAGCAAGAAAATGATTTCAAGAATATTTTTCTAAATACTTCTTATCTAACACAATGTGTACAAAAGATAACTGGTAAACATGAAAAACAACAAAATTATAGAATTAAACCAATGTTAATGTTTACAGAAATGTTTTCGTATTTTGGTGCAGGTGCAGATGACCATAATAAACGTCAAAAAGTTATTGGCAAAATGGATACACAAGTCGTTGAATTAAAAAAATTTGCTGATAAAATGAAAGCAGAGTCTCCTACCAAATTTGGTTTTATTGGTTCTAGTATATCTGTAGTATTAAATGAAGATGACGTTAAAATAAATATATTTGATTTTGGACATCCGTGGATTTATCACGAAAATAGATTACTTGAATATCCAACACGCACAAATAAAACCTACCAAGATAAATGTAAAAATTATAAAAATGTAAGATATGGCGAATTAAGTACAAAGGTATTATCAGAAGAAGCTTTTTATAAAGAATTTCCAATAACAATTGAACAAAAAACAAAACAAAAAGGAAATATGCAGACGTTAAAAAAACAATTGGAAAATTTACCGTGTATTTTTACAGTTTATGTTCATATAATGCAATCGTTATATCGATTTGAAATGACCTTACAATTATTATTAAATACTGATTTAACTACCAAACCTTCTTCTAGAGACGATTTAAAAAAAATTATACTTGAAGAAGGTAGATTTCTAATAAATAGTTTACCTTTTATTACCTGTGATAAGTCATTTAAGGCTGTTGACTATATAAATAAAAATTTACGGGAGACGGGACCTGTATATGCGCTTAACGATAATAGTGAAATCAGAAATGAAGTGTCAGCACTATTTGAGGATGTTGAAAATAGGAGTAAGAACACCGAGATTAACAATACGCATATATTTAAATTAATTAAGTTTTTTCAACTTTATACAAATCCTATAAAAAATACTGAAAAAATAAAAATTATGAATGTAAAAGATGACTTAAATCATATAGAGAAAAAAGAATATGGCCCAAATAACATAAATTTATGGACATTTGATATTAATGAAATTATTTTGTATCATACCAATTACAATAGAGATAATTTTGAATCCACGGTTGATGGTGTAAATAAATTTAAACAAACCGCAGAGGAAGAAAAAAAAATTTTCGATGACATACACAAAAATTATTATGAAGGTTTAGACTCTTTTTGCACAGCGTGGATAAAATGGAAAGAATATGATGACAAAAGAATTAAAAGAATACAAGAAATAAATACGACATTGGGTGAGAATTAAAATTAGAAAATGATTAAATTTATTAATTATAATTTAATCATTTGTAAGTTGTTTTTGTATTTCTATAGTGTTACCTATTTCTTGTTTAATGTTTTTATTGTTTTTGTTACACATATCATTGTCATCATCGCCCATTGCATTATGAACCATACCGTGCCACTCGATTAATAATTTTTCATCTTTTAAATAATTTGGATTTTCCTTCTCCCATTCTCTAATATGTTTAATTTGTTTGATAGTAATATCTTGTATTGATTCATCTATTTTTTCGTGTGAATTATCTTTCCCCCATTTATTTTCATCTTTAATATAAAATTGCAATCGTTTCGTATCGCTACAATGTATCGGTCTTTCTGTTGGTTTTAGACCTTCCAATTGTTTCATAAAAATATTACTAATACCCTTTACATATCCGTGTTCCTTTGTATATTGTAAATCGTCTAAAGAAACCGTTAATTCTTTTAAAAAATCTGTCAAATTCATTGCGTTTTTACAATGCTCATTTAAATAAACATTGATCGACATTTTTTGATTGAATGTATCCCCCGATTTTGCGATTGCTTTATCCAATGTTTTATAATAATTTTCATTTGTTTCTCCCTGTTTTTTAATCATTTCCTTCATCATGGTTCTTAATTCTTTTATTTCTGATTTTAAAATTTCTTTCTCATCATCCGTATTTTTTTTATTTTTTTTTCGTTTTACTTTAATTTTTCTATTTTTTAATAAATGACATTTTTTTTTGTGTTTACACAAACCGCTCTGATATTTGTATTTTCTTCCACATTTATTGCATAAAAATCCAGTTTTTTTATTATCCATTTTATCCAGTTTATCCACCTTTTTATCCAAATTATCCATTTTATGTTTACGAGTTGATAAGTGACGTTCGTAATCGCATTTATCATTACTGTGGAAATCACATTTTATACAATGATATTTCATTTCCAGTTTTTTCCCGTTTTTTTTATTATTCATATATATGGATAATAAAAAAAACTGTTAATATCTTTTTGATTAAAACTTATATATTATAATTCATTGTTTTATGCGGTGTTTTTTTATTTAATTATTTAGTTTGTTATTCAAGCTCCTGCTCCGTTTTTTTTTTATCCATTTTTATCCATTTTTTTTTTACAATAACATTTTCACATACAACATATGATAATTGTTATTTATATCAGTAATTCGCATCATCGTATATATTTTGCCGTTTTTTGCCGTTTTTTTTTTTATCCATTTTTTTTAGTTTTAAAATATAAATTTTGTACTTTTTTTTGAAAAAAAAACCTTACCATAAAATACCTACATAAAATTTCAACCTTATAATTATTTTCGCTAGAGTATCTAGTGGGACGATTATTTTCAGGAACTTTTCTCAGTTTTATGATTTTGGACATTTTTAAATGTCCAAAATAACAAATCCTAAAATACTTTTGAAAAAAAAAGAAAATTGCTTAAGTATAAAAACATTTAATTACTTAAATTTAATAATCAACTTAAAGGTTTTATATAGTAAAATAATTGTCATTTAACGTGAAAAACATAGTTGCTTAAGTATGAAAATAGTTAAATATAATTAACAAAAATTATATTTAAAGAACTTATTTTTTAGTTTTATCTTCGATACTTTGTAGTAAATCTTTATTGTATATTAGGTTACCAGTAGGTTTATATGAAGAAATTGATGTATATTGATCGTTTTTTTTCTTTACATTTAATTTTTTATTTTGTTGGTTAAACATTAATAGATTCACATTTTCAGGTTCATCATTTTTTTTCTTATTTTTGTTTTCTTTTAGATTGCCAAAGCCATCGATATTAACACCATATTTTTTTTTAATTTCGCTTCTTTTAAAATTTGGAATATAATGATTCCATGAAATAAACAATAGATTAGGGTGTGTGTATTTAATATGGAAACCATTGTCCAATAATTTTTCAATGACCCATGATGTACATAATCCCACATCATATTTTGGTACACCTAATAAAAATTCAGGAACCACAAAAAATACAAATTCATTATTAAATTTCTGTCGCGATGCGGTCTTAATTTTTTTATGTGCCCTGGCTAAAATTTTTTGAAAGATTTTAATTGTATTTTTTTGATTGGTTTCTTTCGTGGTAAATAAGTCATCTAAAGATAATTTTTCATTAAAGTTATCATCCATTAATCTTTTAAGAGAAAAAAAGAATAAAAAATAAACTATATATAATTATCAATGACCATAAAACATTTATTATTGAGTGGAGGTGGAATAAATGGTATGATTTTTACCGGTATTCTAAAAAAATTAATGGATGAAAAATATATCGAATTAGATAAGATAGAAACAATATATGGTGCATCCGTTGGTGGTTTATTGGGGTTGATTTTATGTTTAAAGATCGACTACGATGATATAATAAAATATTTAATAGAAAGACCGTGGCATAAAGCATTCAAAAAAATAGATTTAAATACCGAAACGTTTTTTAACGTGTTTTCTGAAAAAGGCATATTGGATGATAAAATAATAAAAATAATGATGAGTAATTTATTTAAATCGGTAGATATTAATGAAAACATTACTTTTAAAGAGTTATATGACTATTCTAAAATTAATTTGATAATTAGCAGCGTTTGCATGAATACATTTGATTTAACAGAATTTTCCCATGAAAAAACACCATCAATGAAAGTAGTAGATGCAGTATATTGTTCTGCGTCTATCCCGTTTATTTTTAAACCTAAATATATAAACAATAGCTTTCATATGGATTCTGGTTTAATAAAAAATTATCCTGTTAAAAATATGTTGAATTATTGTAAAAATGAAGAAATTTTTGGGTTATCTTTATTAACACCAGAAGAAGACATTCAAATAAATCAAGATGATGATATATTTAAATATTTTTACAAACTAATGAACAAATTATTAATACGTTTTACCAGAGATAATGAACCGATTTTAAAAAACGAAATACAAATCACAGTATGTAATAGCGTAGGAGATGATAAATTATGGGATTTTTTTTGTAAAAAAGAAGAAAGACAAAAAAAATTTGATATAGGTATTAAAAAAGGCGATTTTTATTTGAGAACATTAAACAACGGTATTTAAAAATTCTTCAAACGTTTTTATATCTGGTTTTGCATCATATTCGATAACCTCCTTATCTTTTACTAAAACAATGGTAGGATACCCATCGATATGTTTTTTATATGTATCTTCAAAAACATTAATATCGGATTCTTGTGTATCTCCATCTAACATTTTAAATACTAATTTTTTCCCATTAATACTTTTATTATTCCACATTGATTTCAATTGATTCCAAATTGGCAATGCTTTTTTTGAGTGTGGACACCAGTCTACTTTGAACAAAATCAAATCTACAACTGTTGTATTTTTCGTATCATCATCCATGGAAGAAACAATTTCTTTATTTTCTACAAATTGTGGATTTATTTTGGGTGAAATATAAGAAGAATATACATAAAATGCCAACCCAATAAAAACGGATGCAACAATAAACCATATACTATATTTTTTGTAATCTAAATCAGCTAGAGACATATTTATAATATAATTAGAGAGAATAACAATAATATAAACGAATTAAAGATTCCTATACATATTAATATAATGTTTGTGCGTAATTATATGGGTAAAATAGTTGAACTAGATATTTCTAAATATTATAGCGATAAAGAATTTTATGGTGCTTTATGGAAAATCAAATATAATATTACTTTAGATGATGATAAATATGTTTTGGTAGATGAAATAATAGATTTCATTAATAATTAATTTGTAATATATTTTTTTCTAAAATTAATATAATGAAAACTCGTAGAAAAAACAAAAAATTTAAGAACAAAACCAAAAAAACATATAGAAAAAAAGATTATCAGAGTGGAGAAGGTATGTTGACTAGTGTATGGGGACCTAGTTTATGGCATACATTACATACTATAAGTTTTAATTATCCGGTAAACCCAACTAAAGAACAAAAAAAAAATCATAAAAATCTAATTTTGAATTTGAGATATACAATGCCGTGTAAATATTGTAGAATAAACTTAAGAAAAAATTTAAAAGCTCATCCATTGCGACAATGTGATTTAAAAGATAGGGATAAATTTTCAAAATGGCTTTATGGTTTACACGAACATGTTAATAAAATGTTGGGAAAAAAATCAGGATTGACTTTTTGTCAAGTAAGAGATCGTTATGAAAATTTCCGTTCGCGATGCACAAAAAAAGAAATAAAGAATAAAATTATTAAAATAAAATCAAGGAAGAAAACAAGAAAAAAAGAAAAAGGTTGTACGGAGCCATTTTATGGCAAAAAAGCGAAATTATGTTTAAAAATTGTCCCACAAGAAAATAGAATGAAAACATTTCAAATGGATAAAAAGGTAATTAAAAGTCGTTAATTTTATTAATAGAATAATAAAATTAATTAAAAATTAGAAAAACTGGATAGCCTGGGTATAGGTTCGTGACCACCTAAAGCACCTCCACCAACACTATTTGGCTTCATTCCCATAATTTGTGCAGTGGGCAATAAACTATTTGATGCAGACGAGTAATTGGGAACTTTTTTACATTCAAACGCTGGTTCAGGACATCTTGCGCATGGTGCACAGGGCGGACAAGGTTTGGGTCTAGGACATGAACGCGAATCCGGACATTTAGGACAAACAGGGGGAACAATTTCAGATTTTTTCACATATAAATCCTTATCTCCTTTTGGTATATCATTTTTACTAATTCCACTTTCAAACGATTCTTTTATATGAATTCCTAAACTAGATAAAATAAGAACACCTAGAATAATTACAAATAAATGTATTTTTTTCAATTTCATTATATAAATATATTTATAAAAAAAAATATAGTATAGTATATTATATGCCTGCTTTAACACACGGACGAGTTCGTAATGGTTTTAACTCTTATTCTACAGACAAAGATGGTAAAAGATTACAAAAAAAAGGAACAAAACCAGTTAATAAAAATACAAGATACATCAAGGGAATGTATAATGCCGATGCTTTAAGAAAACAAGCGATTGTTGGAAATGTAGGACAATCATTTGATTCCAAAAGAGCTGCCGCTAGAACAACTAAAGTAACAGAGAATCCATGTGAAAAAAATTGCCTTCCAACTGTTCAAAAATAATATAAACATATTTACAAATTATATTTATATTATGAGCAAACACACAGAATTGAAAAGATTTTATAACAATAATAAATTAGAAGCTGGAATTGATGAAGCAGGTAGAGGTCCATTATTTGGTGCTGTTTTTATAGGAGCTGCTATATTACCTCCTGGAGATGATTTCAATCATAGTTTAATGAGAGATAGTAAAAAATTATCTCAAAGAAAAAGAGTAATAGCATACGATTATATCAAGGAAAATGCGGTCGATTGGTCCGTTTTTAGTTATGATGAAAAAAAAATAGATGAAATAAATATTTTAGCAGCGACATTAGATGGAATGCATAAAGCATTGGATAATTTACTTGTGAAACCCGAACATCTTTTAGTAGATGGTAATATGTTTAAACCTTATTGGTTGGGTGATGAAATTATACCATATACATGCATTCGCGGTGGTGATGATAAATATACACCTATTGCTGCGGCGTCAATTATAGCTAAAGTAGAAAGAGATAATTATATCGAAAAATTATGCGATCAACATCCGGAATTTGATGAATATTATAGTATAAGAAGCAATAAAGGTTACGGGGCTAAAAAACATCTAGAAGGTATTGAAAAACATGGGATAACAAGATATCATAGAAAAACATTTGGAATATGTAAAAGATTTGCATAATAAATATAGAATTAACTGGATAAATTATTTAATGAATATAGAAAGTACAGATACGGTAGACGTCGGGGAAATCAAAATAAATATAAGCGAGTGTAATTGTTGTTTAACAACCGATGATTTGATAAAATGTCCATTGGAAAATTGCGAATATACTATATGTAAAAAATGTTTAAAAAAAATACCTGGATGTTTATGTCCCGCTTGTAGAAGGGAAATAAAAAAACCAAAAATAAAAAGACGTAGAAGACGTATTGAAGTAACCTATTTTTTATGTTGGCCGGTTTCTCGTTCAACAGGAGAAAAAATTTTAACTTTTCGTTATTTATTGTTTTTTATAAATTTAATTTTAACTGCACGACTAGTCTGGTTTTTTATTTTTAATGATAAACCTTTTTTCCACGATACATGGTTTTTATCTGCCATAGGTGGAATATTCGTTTTGATACTAACAATTTTTTTGTTAGCAACGATTATTACTATAATAGGAATGTTTATAAATTGTATGGGGGAATGTTTATATTGCTGTTTATATGGAGAGGAATATGATAATATTGAAATAATAAATCCAAATTGTGTTTGTCTTTTTATAGAAGAAGATTGTTGTTGTTGTTTTATGAATTGTATAAGGGAAGAAATTCATTATGTAACGGATGAAAATGATACGTATATAGTTTCATTATCAGATAGTGATTATAGTAGCGGTGAAGATAGTTTAGAATTAGATTGAGGATTACATAATTCATTAAACGATGATCTAAATGAACTGTTTATAGTCAAAATATCAACATCATATTCTAGTTTATAATAACATCTCAAACAAACATATATATCAATCAATGAATTGTGTAAATTTAACGGCGTAGTCTTGAACAATTTTTGATGTAATTCAAGTAACTTAGGAACTTTTAATACTTTTTTACCACTAGTGGGACTTATACGATATGTATCCGCTATAATTTTGCCCTTAAACATAGTATCATATTTTTTAATATGCAATGTATTATAAATATTACCCAATCCATTTCTAAATGACTCAATCTTAAGAAATGAAATATCAAAATTAATATTATGCGCAACAACAACGTTAGATAAACGCATATCATTTATAATTTCTCTAAGAACAGGTTTAATATTAATTCCTTTTTGTCTCATAATTTTATTAGTTATACCGTGTATATCACTAGCTTCCTTAGGAATCTTTATATTATATGGTATTCTAATGATACAATCACGAGTTTTCAATAATTTATGTGTTGACAAATCAATCATTATCCAACTAATTTGTACAATATATCCATATTTTGATCCACCGTATTTTTTATTTGGCAATCCGGTTGTTTCTGTATCGAATATTAATGCTTTTTTGTTTTCACTCATTTAATACTAATAATCAAAATTATTATTAAATCAATTTATTAACGTCTTTTATTTTTTCTTCTTGTTCTTGTTTTTGTTCTTGTTTTTGTTCTTCTTCTTGTTTTTGTGGTTGACCTGGTTTTTTTAATTCTTGTTCTTTTTGATTTTTTATTTCTTCTAGTTTTATTTCTTTTCAAATTGGAAAAGAAACCCCATTCAGTTGGTGTTTTATTTATATTTATTGGAGTTATGGATTCAACTATTTGTGTTATTTCATTAATTGGGGTTAGTTTTTTATAGGAATAATTTGCAATTTCTGGTACTATATAAGTATTCCAGAATCTCGCAAATAAATTATACATTTCAAAATGTATTTTTTGTCTAAGTATAATTTTTTTTTCCATTATTTGAAAACTGCTGTTAAATAATATTGGAATTATATAATTATTATTTCCTTTATAATGAAATGCTCCCACATTTTTATCACCTTTTTTTTTCTCATAATAACCACATCCAGTATATCTTTTATTGTTAACCATATTTTCGTAATAATTAGGAAGTTTTGAATGAAGACTAAAATGCCCTATTTCTTTATTATCTTTATTCTTTATTTTCACAATGATATCTTTACATTCTTTGAAATTTGCTCGTCGTTGTTCAACCTTCACTATATATTTTTTGTCATAAAAAGTTTCAAGTGTATCTTTGTATTCGTTTATAATTTTTGTTTTACTAGTATCATTAAATAAATTATATATATCATTCCAAACATCATATATAGCATGTTCACTTACCCAACAATTGCGCTTATTAATTTGACAATTATGTTTCCAAATAAATTTACCACTTTCGTTTGATTCTGTTATTTCTGGTACACATTTTAATTTTTCGCAAGCCATTAATAATATATAACTACAAAATAATATATATTATTTATTTTTTAGATTTTTTAGATTTTTTCTTGTTTTTTTTCTTTTTTCCCTTTTGTGTTTTTTTCTTTTTGGCTTTTTGTGTTGAATTCTTTTTTATTTTCTTTTTTCTTCGACGTGTTTTTTTCTTACGATGTTTAATACCACTTCCTAAACCAGTGTCATCTTGTAATATAATTTCACGACCATTGTCTTTTATATTAGTCCATTGATAGTCTAGTGCCTCGTTATCAGGACCATCGATCAATGCCTGAAACGAATCATCCCAACCTGCAATGCGATCACCATCTTCATCATATATAACAAAACCAAATGTATCTTCACCCCAAACATCATTAAATTCCTCATATTCAATTTTTCCTGTATACCATTCATTATAACCATAATCGGGGTCGTCAATATCATCCAACCCATTAAAACGAACATTCCTTATAATTTTATAAAATTTATCAGGATTAGATTGAATCATATTTATAAATTCTTGCTTATTTAAACGAAGAGGTGGTCTGACATTATATCCACCTATTTTTCTACTTATTTTTTTCTTGTTTTTTTTCTTTTTTCCCTTTTGTGTTTTTTTCTTTTTGGCTTTTTGTGTTGAATTTTTACGACGATGTTTTCTTTTTTTGCTAGTGCCCTTACCAACAGCTCTTTGCAATGCGTCTATTAATCCTGGTGGAAGTTCTAATGGTATATTTGATGGGCTAGTTGACCAATCTGGCGAATCATTTGGTGTTTGTGGCAGAGGAATACCCCATGTTTCAGCAGTGTTTGGACTGAATTTTGCAGATTTATTTAAATATAATTTTTTTGTGTTTCTTTTTGCTGGTTTTTTTGGTTTTTTAGATTTGGTTTTTCGTAGCGGTGGTGGAGGTGATGGTAGCAATTCAGTTGGGAAAGGTGGTGGAGGTGATGGTAAATCAGAAGTAGAAGGTAGTGGGGGTGGTATCGGTGGTGTATCATCTAATTTTATTCCAGCTGATATTAAGTCTGCTTTGGATAAACGGGGTGGTAATGGTGGTAAATTTTTTTTTTGTTCTATTTCTTTTAATTGTTTTTTTAAATTTTTAGAGCTTTTTTTATATTCTATGTCTGCAGAGCATATGTTATATTTATCCATAAGTTGTACCCATTTTTGTTTCATTATTTGACCCCTTTGTTTTTTTGTCAGCATATACCATTGTTTCGATGTATAATTTTTAGGTATTTTCCACGATCTTTCATGTTTTGAAAAAATACCAAGATCTTTACCACTTATGTTTTTTTTACAAGCTTCTTTCCAATTTTTTTTCTTCTTCTTACCATTATAATATGTTGGTCTTTCTGTCATAAATAATTTATCAGGATCAATATCTTGACACATTTCTGTAAAATCAGGTTTTTTACAATTAGGCATATATAATATGTAAATATAATTATGAACCGCACATCAAACAATCATCATCATCTTCTTGTTCTACATCTTGTTTTTTTCCGGGTTCAATTGTAAATTGTTGTGGTGCAGCTTTTGCTTTTGTTCGAAGATAATAAATACCAGTTTTGAGTCCTTTTTTCCAAGCAAACAAATGCATGGCTGTTAAATTTTTGTATGTTGGATTTTTCATCCAAAGATTGGTACTTTGACTTTGACAAATAAAAGCACCACGGTCAGCTGCCATTTCTAAAATATGTTTCATTGGAATTTCCCATACAATTTTATATTTTTTACGCAGAGCACTCGGTATTGATTTTATATTTTGTATAGAACCACCATCTTTAATAATTTGATTTTTCATATCTTCATTCCATAAATTCAAATCAATTAATTCTTTTAATAGATATTTATTAATCATTATAAATTCACCTGCTAAAGTTCTACGAACATAAATATTTGATGTGAATGGTTCAAAACATTCATTATTTCCTAAAATTTGCGAAGTTGAAGCCGTTGGCATTGGGGCAACCAACAAAGAATTACGCAATCCATGAATACGAATATTTCGTTTTAATTTATTCCAATCATATCTATCGGATGGTGTAACTCCCCACATATCAAATTGCAAAATTCCTTTTGATGTGGGAGAACCTTCAAAGCTACTATAACATCCTAATCGTACTTCATCTAAATTTTTTATTTCATTGTAAATAGGTTTAATTTTTCTTAATTCATTCATAATTGTTTCATCTTTTAAATGTTGTAACATATATGTATCGCATTCAGGATTGGAATTCTTAAATGTCCAAAATTTATTTTTATAGGATGGTAATAATTCTGCCATCTTCAAATGTCTTTCCTTTGATATTTCCATACTAGATTCTAAAGCACCGTGATATATGGTTTCAAATATATATTTATTTATTTTTTTTGCTTTTTCGGAATGAAATTCTATATTCATTTTAGCATATGTATCGGCAAGGCCTTGGACACCAATGCCTACTGGTCGGTGTAACATATTTGAACGTTTTGTTTTATCAGTAGGATAAAAATTTTTATCAATAATAGAATTTAAATTTCTAGTAATAATTTTAGTTACTTGGTGTAATTTTTCATAATCAAATATGTCACTTACAAGATTATTAAGTTGTTTGTAACCACCGATTAGAATTTGTTCGCCACTATTTGACATGTTTATAATTTGTGGAACTGAATTAATTTCTTTCTTAAAATTTTTAGATAATTTGGTATATGTTTGTTTTCTAAATTCATCATTATCACAATGAATTTCCTTATATTTGATATTTTTATTGTTGCATAATTGTTTAGCTAATTTACAATAAACACAATCTGCCTTTGTATATATCATAATTTCAGTTATTTTATGATCGTTGGGCTTTACAAAATTACTTAATCCAATACTAGCCAAATTACATACTGCAGTTTCGTTTTCATCACTATATTCAATTATTTCGGTACATAGATTGCTTGATTTAATAGTTCCTAAATTTTGTTGATTACTTTTCATATTACAAGCATTTTTATAAAGCATATATGGTGTTCCTGTTTCAATTTGACTATCTAGTATTTTATACCAAATATATCTAGCGTTTACAACAGATATACCACGTCCATCGTCTTCATATTGTTCATATAATTTTTTGAAATTATCACCATATACATCACTTAGCCCAGGTGATTTATCTGGACACATTAATGTCCATTTTTTATCATTTTTAACTCTTTCCATAAATAAATCAGGTATCCATAATGCATAAAATAAATCTCGTGCACGTTGGTCTTCATCACCGTGATTCTTTTTCATATCTAAAAAGGATTCAATATCTCCGTGCCATGGTTCAATATATATAGCAAAAGAACCGGCACGTTTTCCTCCTCCTTGATCAACATATCTAGCAGTAGAATTAAAGCAACGCAACATAGGAACAATTCCATTGCTTGTTCCGTTTGTCCCTCTAATTTGGGTACCTTTTGCTCTCACATTATGAATATGTAAACCAATGCCGCCAGCCCATTTACTGATTTTAGCACAATCAGTCAATGTATTGAATATTCCTTGTATAGAATCATCCTCGATTGCCAATAAATAACATGATGACATTTGTTGTCTTTTAGTACCTGCATTAAATAATGTTGGTGTAGCATGAGTAAAATATTTTTCACTCATCAAATCATATGTTTCTTTTATTTTTACTTTCCAATTTGGACTATCCATCCAAATAGCTATAGAAACTCTCATCCACATATGTTGTGGTCTTTCTACCATAATATTATTGGTTCGCATTAAATAAGCTCTTTCCAATGTTTTAAATCCAAAATAATCGATTAGATAATCTCTACTGTAATCAAACCAACTATTAATTACTTCACAATTTTCAACAACAAAATCATTGAAATTTTTTGAAACTAATGGAGAATGTTTACCATTGCCATCAACATAATCATATAGTTGAGAAACAACCGATAAATAATCATCTTCTGTATTTTTTTGATGATTTGATACCAATATTCTACTAGCCAATATACCATAATCAGTATGTGTGGTAGATAATGATGCACATTGTTGCGCAGTTAATTCATCAATTATACTTGTAGATATACCATCGTACAATCGTTCAATGATTTTTTTACTAAGCGAACTATAATTAATATTTAGTTCATTTTTACCCAATAACATTGTTCTTCGAGCAATTTTGTCAAAAGACATATTTTCCTTCTGTCCATTCCTTTTAATAACTTGTTCTTCCATAGCCATAATATTATAGAAAATGAAATTAATTTTAAATCATTGTTTTAATTATTATTTATTTTTAAAAACTTATTATATATATGAAAATAATTACAATATTAAATAGTTTTCTAGTGGGAATTATAGTATTAGGTATACTTTATCTTCTTCCAGATTCGAAAGAAGGATTTGTTCCTAAAAGATATGATATTGCTCCAAAAAAATATAGTATTGCACATAGTAAAAATTTATTGGAAAATGAATACAAGGAAAAGAAATTAAATAATGATACATATTTTACAATATCCAAATTATATCCAAAAACACCATTGGCATCATACGCGCAAATAACCAACAATCAAAAAATCAACATGAAAACTTGCAATGGAACATCAATAAGAGCGAATATGTGTCAGAGTATGAATCCAGTTCAAACTGTTGTATCAGAAATAACACCATTACAAGCCCCACAGGTAAGTTGTAATAGAGTAAATTATTATTGTGTTCCTGAAAATAATAGACTTTAATGTTTTAATCGATGAAGAATGTTATTTTCAATTGCTAGCTTTGAAAAATATGCACCGTTAAAATAAATTAAAAATATACCATACCCAACAAATATTGGATGATAATTAGTTATATTTTCCATATAACCAATGTAACAAATAGTTGTTGAAAATATTGTTCCTGGAAAACGTAAATAATTATTTATTAAAGATGACATATTTTTTTGTTCTAGTTTTAAGATGTAGTTATGTTTTACCAAACATAGCGTAAAATAATCAATGGCGCCTGGCAAACCACACGTAAAAAACATAGTTAATTGCATAAAAGGACCCTTCCAATATAATAACATTGGTATTGCCCCAAAAAATACAAATAAGCAATGATGAAATTTATCCATAGGAGTAATAGGAAACATAAAACAATGATATAAATGTAACACTATACACGTGTAGGCAGAACCACGATCAACTAATAAATTTAAACTATGGGTGGGTTGATTTAAAACACTAAAAATATCATTATAAACTAACTTACATATATATATATTAGTTAGGCAATGTAGTTGAAACCATCTGGATTTATTACCAAATAGTAAAACTAAAAAAAAATCAAAAAAACTTATCAAAAAAATATAATATAATATGGTTTGGGGTAATGTGTTATAATTTATTAATATTTCATACATACATATATATATACTAATAAATTATAATTCTAATTCATTTTCATCAAACATAATTTCGTCGAATGATTCGGTTGAAAATTTAAATGTAACCGGAGGACTTTTTGGTATTTTACTTTTGGCCTTTCTTTTAGGTGCTCTATGTTCGGAACCAGATACCCGTTCTTTTTTAATAATATCCCACAACGATCGAAATTGAGGTAGAGCATAATTGAACCATTTTTTATTTCTAGGAACCAAAACACAAGATATATCATCTAATCTCCAATATGAAGTTGTTATCCATATATAATTTTTTTCTTCATTTTTTTTGAAAATAGTTTCATACCAATTCTCGTATTCATTTCGAGTGAATCCAATGGGCATATATTCATAATATGGATTATTGTTATTATCTTGAAATTGTATAATAATACCTTTCATTTTATTATCATTGGTTAACGTAAAAGTGCCATCTTTCAAAAATTCATCTTCATTATTATATTCTTTGAATGATGTTTCTAGAAAATCAACATAGTTAAAATCCCATACTTCCATTTGTAATTGCATTTGAACCCAATATTCTTTTTTTGGTATTCCTGTTATTTTGCGAGTTGTTGGATTTTTTATTTCCAATAATCTACCATATCTAGGATTACCATATTTAATATTTAAACCATCAGGAGATGCTCCCAAAAAATCATAGTTGTCATGCGTTATACAGCCAAATTCTTTTATTATAGTATCATATTGTTTTTCATAAATCATAGTAGACAATGGTTCATATTTATGTCCCCAATGCATGGCTGAATTGGTATTTACCGAATTACATTTGTTTAAATCCAATGGTTTGCATTTTTTAAAAATAAGTGCATTTTTATTAGAATCAGTATCCAATGCTTTGTAGATATCACTAGCGGTTAATCTACCATATCTATATTTATACCACTCATTACTCCCTTGTTCGTGTTGAGGTATGTTGGAAACGTATTCGATTCGTTCTTTTATTTGTTGTTGGTCTTCGCAAGTATCAAATGTATTTTTATATGATCGAGTGTTATTATTTATTTGAAAATATATAATCATTGTATTTTGAATAATATCCGAAATATCAATATAGTAGAAGATTTCAGCTATATTAATATATGTCAATTGTAATATATCATATACATAGTCTTCTATAAATAAATTAAACTTTTCTAGTTTGTATGTATCGATATTATGTTTTATGTATTCATCGATTAAATCCAAAATACTATCTTGTAACATTTCAATATCATTTGGAGTGTATTTAATATCATCGTTAGGTGGTGGATCAAATGTATCAATAATATTAATTAATGGTGATAGTTTTGATATTAGTAAATCATTCATACTTTAATAGATAAATAATACTTAATACTATTTATCAATTTATTTATTTTCTGTTTCCTTCTTTTCCTTTTTTATTTTCTTCTTTACAATGTGTACATTCTTTGCTGAACTTTTATCTTTTTTATCTTTTTTGTCTTTTTTATCTTTTTTAATCTTTTTTTTTTCTTTTCTTTCTTTTATTTTTCTTTTGGGTTGTAAATTTTTCAATGTGTTTGTTTTTCTATCAACTCTTTTTAATGTAAATTTGTTTGAATTTTTATTATAATCTAATCCGGGAATAGATTTAATTTTACCAGTAATAGTATCATATATTATATCTTTTGTTCTTTGTAATTTTTTTCGTTCTAAAGAAACGAATAAGTAATCTTTTAACGCTGAGCTTTTAACAATACTTAATTCATTATTCTTACTATATATAGTAACAAAATCAATTAGTTTTTTTAATTTAGTAGATTTTTCAAGTTTGTTCCATGGTTTTTTACTATTTATTTTTTTTTCTTCTTCTAAAAAATTAGCAATATTTTTTGTAGTTAGCTTAGATGAAAATACACTTGAATTGTTATGTAATAACATGCTTTGATATTCGATATTTTTTAATTCAATACATTCTGTTGTTTCTTTTTTACTACTCATATTATATATATATATTGAATAGAGTTTATATTATTTTTAATATTAATATAAAGAGAAAAAATTATTAATAAGGTTTGAGAGTTTATTATAAATGTATATATTAGCATGAAAAAAATAATTATAAAAGGATCTAACAATATAAAATCATTTACAAATGAAAAAACCCGTGATATATCATTGAAATGGAAAAATAAATCATTTTTATTGGGTAAATCCAATCAAGTAGAAATATTAAATAAAATTTTTTTAAATGAAACGTTTGATGGTAAGGAAGAAGTATTGAAAGAAATTAAAAAAAAAAGAAGTGGTTATAGAAATCAAGATGTTAAAAAAAATAGAATGGACGATACATTATTTATTAAATTCGATGAAATTATAGAAAAATTGGTTGTAAGTAAATTAAAATGTTATTATTGTAAATGTAGTATGTTACTTTGTTATGAAGAAAAAAGAGAGAAAACGCAATGGTCTTTAGATAGAATAAATAATAACATTGGTCATTTTACAAATAATGTTGTGTGTTCTTGTCTAGAATGTAATTTAAAAAAACGGACAAGAGATGCTGAAAAATTTCGTTTTACAAAACAAATGAAAATAAAAAAGATTTTATAAAGAAAAAATAATAAAAATAAATAATGATATACATTATGAACGAAAAGAAGGAATATATATCTTGGACTTATAAAAGAGATAATGGAATGGAAAAAACAAACCGGGTTCATGAATTACCAGATGAACAACACGTTACAATACCATTTGTAGAAAGACAAACAATAAACAATAGAGAAGAATGTAGTAAAAGAATTGCTGAAAGAGAACAATTGATCCAAAGTAGTGTAAATCCTTTATTATTAAATAATAATTATTTATCTGATTTAAGAATACAAGATAAACATTTACGATCGCGAGATAGTAATTTTAGCAAAGTAAATAAAAAGGAATTATCAAAATAAGTATTTAAAAACCAATCAATTTATATTACCATAAAATGGAAGGGCAAAAATATACAACACAAAATAGTTTATTATTAAATAATTTAATGAAATTTTATGATAAGGATAATAATTTAGAAAAAGTATTGCCAATTATAAATGGCGAATCATTAATATCATTACGTTTAATTGATTGGTTTGCAACAAATTATTCTAAAAAATTTTTCACAGTATATATGCTTAATGATATTAATGGGAGCAAAAAAAGATTTAAAGTGTATTTAGATTATAAATTAAAATTAAAAGCATATTCAAAAAAACGATTTGATCCATTCTGCAGATGGGAAAGGATAAATATTCCTTATGGTGAAGATTCGTATATTCAAACTACAATAGGACAATTAAATTTTTTTAGATGGGTTTTGGAAAATAATATATTGGAATTTATACAAAATAATTTGAAACAAATAAATAATGATATGAATAATAGAAACAGTACCGCAAAAAATAGAAAAAAAAATAATAAAAATGTAAAATCCAATACAAGAAAAAGACGTGAAGAATTGTCGGTTGCTGCAACTAAATGTATTAAAAAGGAAAAAGTAAAAATAATCGTAAAATTCGATTAATAAATAATTTTATATCTATAAATTATATATGAAATTATATATTTTAGTAGGAATAATAATAATAATAAGTATATATTTATTTTTTATAAGGAAAAATATAAAAGAAAATTTGGATACAAGAACCTCATGGTTGGAAAAAACATTAAAAGTATCCAAAGCTAGAAATGAAAATCCTACAACTGTTCCCCCAAAAGAAGTATTGAACGGACATAGTGAATGGTTAAATTATAATAGAAAAGATCATCGCGATGAAGGTGGCGAATACAAATTGTCCACGACTACTATTCAACAGCCTCCGAAATCACACGAAAATGTGGATGCTTTAAAGGATAAATGTGCAACATTATCGAAATGCGAAGATATTGATAATTCTAAAACTGCTTTAGGTGGTTGTGGATTTTGTCATACAAAAACCAATGGTAATACTTTTCGTGGATATTTATATTGGTTAACTTCTATTGGTGAAAATAAACCCGGTGCGGCAGTATGTAAACCATCAGATTGGAGTACGACTACATCCGAATGTATAAAAAAAGAAGAACAAGCAATTTGTAATAAAATTACAAGTTGTGGGGATATGATAGGAGAAGCAGGAGAGAAATGTGGATGGTGTCCTACTGCTGGAAAAGCATTTGTTAAACAGAAAAATACAACTACAAATAAATGGGAACCAAAATATTCATCAGAAGATAAATGTGATGGTATGGGTGGATATGGATTATTAACAACCCCTGAGGACTGTATGAAATTTGGAGAAGATCATCCATGCTTAACACCAAAATATAATATTGGACAACATAGTAAAGATTGTTATAAAGACCAATGGGCGAAATCTGGTTGTAAAAAAGAAATTATACCTGGTGGTGGGGAAAAATGGGACAACTATATTAATAACAACGCGTCATCGCATCAATATAAACCATATTCATTCATTGGAAATCTTTTTAAAGATATTTATAATAAAGCAACAGGAACCGGAACTTCAAAAATGGATTATTATCAAACAAAGGGTGATTATAAAAATTGTTATGGAAAGGATCCTGACCCTTGTGATGATAGATATACATTTAATAAAGATTGTATGAACAGTCAATTTGTAGATGCGGGTTGTAAACCAAAGGGAGAATTATATCCTGGCAAATTAAATGACAGTTCGATAAATTCAATTAAAAATAAAACAAAAAGTGTATATAAATCAGAGATTGTTGATTTATATAAAGAAGGAACAAGAGATTTAGCGGGGTTAGGAACAACTGAATTCAAAAAAGTAGAAAAGGCAATGATGCAATGTTTTGGAGAAAAACCCCCACCACCACCACCATTGAATGTTGGTGATACAGTTAAAACAACATTAAGATTAACAAAAAAAATAGACAATAATTGTTTTAATAAAGGTTCACAAGTAGAAATGAAAGGAGTTGTGTGTGGAGATTTGGGAGATTCGGCAAATGTTATGTGGACACATATTAAACCATTATCTAGTGGGTGTTCAGAAGAAATTTCTAGAACAACATTGGATAAGAAAAAACAGAAAATTTATACTGGATGGTGTGGTGTATCGCCAGAAATGTTATTTGATAAAAGCTCATCAACACCACATAGTATATCAAAACGTAAATTGGAAATAATCGCAACATGTCCTGTAAATAGAAGCGCGTGTCAGCCGTCTTGTAGAGAAATTGTAAGAGATTTATATGAAAGATATCCTGCGCCACAAAATTGTATAGTTAATCCATGGACAAGTTGGTCTACCTGTAAAAACCAGAGCAAACCATCAAAAAATTGTGGACCCGGATTATCATTTCGCTCCAGGACAATTAAATACAATAATTCAAATGAAGGAGAACCATGCCCGATATTGGGACAACAGAGAAGTTGTTTAGTAAATAATCGCGAATGTATAAATGGAAATTTTAATCAAATAAATAAATAATTTTATATATACAAAATATATATATATATGAAATTTACATCAATATTGATATTATTATTAATTATATCCATAAGTTTATTGTATTATAATTCGTCAAGTATATTAAAAGAAAACTTGATAACAATGAAAAAGGAATGGAAAATATTAAATAGCGGAACTCCAGAAGAATGTCAAAATTTAGCGGTGAATTCCAATCATAGATTCGTTCGTACCATAAAAAATTTAGATGAAACTGGTAACTGTTGGGGTAGTGGTAAAAATAATGTAAATGCGATTACTACGAATGATTCGCCCAATAAATATTCGATGTGGGTAAATAAAAATTTCAATTGGAATAATAAAGAAACACAATTTAAATGGTGTGGAAAAAATAATAATAATTGTGAAAAGCCTGATCAATGTTTGAGTTTATATAGTGAAAATAATAGCTGGTTTAAATTGTCGGGGAAAAATAAAATTAATCATAATAGCTGTAATTCTGATAAGTCTGGTTCAAAAAAAAATTTGTTGTGGTGGAAATTGCAAAAAATAGGATCAAAAGATTCTATTCCTGTTAATTATATTAAAATGGATTATGTAGATTCTGGTGGAGAAAATAAAGGTAAATGTTTGTCTGGTGAAGGAAAAGGTTTGAAATCTTGTGGAACAAATAAAACAAAAATAAGAATAGTTCCATGGAATAACATTAAGACCAGAGATAAAATATTATATAAAAAAGGAACTACAACAGGATACGCAATTGTAAAAGAAGTGCAATTAAATAATTGTAATATAGTTGCCTGCCCTATAAATAGTGCAAGAGATATAAAATGTAGGGGAAATAATATTAATCTATCCGAATCGAATATATTAAAAATTATTAATTATAATAGACCGATTACATCATCTTTAAGAGATGTTGTTCAGTTAAAAAATTCCGAAGGAAAATGTTTGGGTTTAGATGGAAGTTCACCAGGATGGAAGTGTTGTATGGATCCATCTACCAGATACAAACCAGAAGCAATACAGTATCGTTCACATAATCCTGCACAAATATATCATAATTTAGGAAGTGGTAAATGGTTTGACCAGGGAAATCATTTAGTTAAAAGTGGCAATCTAAATGGAATGTTTATTGATAATATACAGTTTCAAACATTAGCATACGACAAGGGTTCTGGCAATACAAATTCAAAAATAAGAATTAAAGCGTATAATAAAGATGGAAAAGAAATAATACATAAAGGATTTTATCCAGGAAGACAAAAAAAAGTATATAAAACATGGGTGGCCTGGAATCATTCATTATGTGGTCAATATAAAAATAGAAATGTGAGTTATAGAGAAAGATATAGACAAAGATATATGCAAAGATATTATATAGGAAGATCATGTTATGGTAGCTGGTGGTGGAGGAGTTGCTATGATAGATATGGTTATAGGTGGAAATATAGGTGGAAACATAGATGGAAGACTAAATCTGAAAGATATTGTGCAAGAACAGATACCCATCCTCATATGGGTGGCGCATGGAAAGTGATAGGAGATACTTATAAAGATAACAAAAATAAAGTAGATGCTAAATTACAGGATGATGATAAAAGAATATACGAATATAAAGTATTTATTAATCCAGTTAATAGTGGAAACCGAATATTTTTAAAGTATTTTAAATTAAATTTTTATGGATATAAATAAAATAATTTTATATACAATTTATATATGAAATTATTACCTTTAGCATTGATATTTATAATAATCTTTGCTCTTTATTATGTTAAATTTATAAGGACTATAAAAGAACATAAGGAAACATTTGACAATGATAAGTTAAATGAAGATAGAGCAAAATATGCCAAGAAAGATTTCCGCGATATTGATTCTATAATCAATCCAAAAATAAAGGGCACCGACAGTATAACATCATTCTATAAATTAAAAGTAAAAACTAAGGAAGGGTATACAAATTATAATTTAAAAAATAAAGATAGTGGTTCGTTAAAAGATGCTGGTGATTTGAAAAAAGAAATGGAAAAATGTTCATTGTTAACTGATTGTAACCAGTCGGATGATCATCCTAAATGTGGATATTGTTTTCCATTAAATAAATTCATGTATGGAAATAAAAACGGTCCCATAGTTGACGGACAATTAAATAAACATAATATTTGTCCTTCTTTAGAAAATGGTGAATCTGGATGGATTCCTCCGCCAGATTTTGGTGGAAAAACAAAAGATGAATGTTTACGCATGAATTCACAAAAATTATGTCAAGATGCGGGTAGCACATGTGCAGCACCAGAAGGGAATGGAGCAGCACGCGCTTGTGGATGGTGTCCGAAAACACAGAAATTTATGGTAAAAGAATTGGTCAATAGTAAATATCTATCAAAATATAGAGACAAGGATAAATATGGTTCAAACGCCGATATATGTGAATGGAAAGGTTTAGAAGACGATGGGACTATTTCAGATAATAATTATCTAATTTCAGGTGGTAACGAGTGTGCTGATTTTCAGAGAAAATATCCTTGTGTAACACCAAAAGCAACCACAGGACCACATACAGATGCTTGTTATAGAAAATTATGGAAAAAAACAAAATGTACTGGCGATCCTATTGCAAGATCGCTTAAAATGACCCCTATAAACCAAAAACATTATGGAAAAGCTAAATGGGATATAAACGCGTGGCCGGAATCTTTGAATGTTATGAAATTAATAAATGATAAAATAGAAAATGACGATGTTTACGATTTAGCAGTAGATTTAAATAAAGCCTGTTTTAATGGAAATCCTCCAATAGATTCTTGCAATGAAAAATACAAACCAAGACCACAAGATTGTTCAAAAAGAATATATAATGATCAGCAATGTAAACCAACCGGGTTCTTACACCCAGATAAAGTTAAATCATATCACCAACAAGAAATATTGGAAGATAAATGGAATGACAATAATGATGGTTGGCGTAATTGGAAAAATTCAAAATACAAACAAGAAATTAGAAAACACAAATTACAGGCGCGTGGGGTAGGAGATGGTAAACACTATTCGTATAGAAGAAGGAGTAGTCAATATTGTGGAGAGACAATTCCGGAACCACCAAATCCAAAACCATGCTGGGCAGATATAAAAAGAATATTGAGTATCATGCCAAAAACAGTAACGAATGATAAAATCGTTATTTTCAGTGATGGAAGCCCTGTATTAAAATTATTGAAAGGAACTGTTGGAACAAAATATCCAAAATTTATAGAAACAGCTACATCAAAAGTAAGAGCAGAAAATCGCAATGCTTTTCAAAAGGTTGGAAAGCAATATCATTTCCATGAAAATACATTAGCATTGAAAGATTTTCCTTATTGGGATATTATTAACGTTTGTAAAGATTATTGGAATTCTAAATGGGATGTATTTGGAAAAACTTTAGCATATAAAACTCCTTTTGTGGATTGGAAATCAACGCATATAACGGTAACAAAAGGTTCTGGTTTTACAAAATTATTGGGAAAATCAACAAATAAAAATACCGCATTAAATGAGGGTTTATTTTATGACGATGGGAAATCAAATGCATTACAATTATGGAAAAAATCCTACGAACATAAAGATTTTCCATATTGGGATTTCCTGATTTTGATTAAAACAATGAGCGATAATACATTAGATTATAAAATTACAAGTTAATTTTAATTCATTGAGTAAAAAATGAATTAAAAGTTTATTGGAAATTATATAATAATGGAGTACATATATAATTTAATAATGGGACAACAACAATCTGTACAAAAAGTAAATTTTGAAGATGTCCAATTTATTATTAATTCATCACGTAATAATTATATATTGATAAATACATTATCAAATCACAATCAAAATTGTTTAATAACAAATACAATAACGGTAGATAAGGAAGAACAAATAATTAACGGTTGTTTATCAAATCCTAATGTTCGTATAGTAATATATGGAAAAAATACAAATGATCCCAAAATTATAGAAAAATATAAACAATTATTAAATTTAGGATTTATGAATATATATATATACCCAGGTGGATTATTTGAATGGTTATGTCTACAGGATATTTTTGGTAAAGATGAATTTCCAACTACAATAGATGAGTTAGATATATATAAATATCGACCAAAATCAAAATTTAATGAATTGTTATTGTTAGAAAATATTGATTGATTTACACATTACATAAATGGATGACTCATAATATCATTCATAGTCAACGTATGATAATAACCACTATCATCTGGTATAAAATTTGAGATAAATTTTTGTATATTTTTTACATTTATATCATATTCTTCTGCTTTTTGTATTTTATTTACTGTTGCATCTATAAATAAAATATCTTTTTCATTGTTTAACCATAATTCATGATAATTATGGCATTTTTGTAAATATTCCAATGGGATGTTTTCTCCTTTTCTATTTCTTTCTTTTATTCTTTCAAAGCAAATTTCTGGATTTGACTGTAAATAAATTATTCCAGTTAATTGAACTTTTTTAGTATAATGCTCAAACCATTTAATATATATTTTATAATTTATTTCCTCCATATCATTACTATCATATAACATTTTGGCAAATATGTTTTTGTCCGTGAAAACGCTTCTATCTGAAATAACAACACATTCGCGATATTTATCAAGAATATTGTTTAAATATTCTAATTTTGAAATTAGAGCCATCATCTGAAATGAAAATGAATATTTTTTATTATCTTTATAAAATTTTTCTATGATATTTTCATCATTTTTATCTTTTATACTTTCCCATATTTCTACTGGTTCTTGTAAATAAATAACTGGTATATTATTATAATAATTACCAAGTGTTTTTTTTATATTTTTAAGCATTGTAGATTTGCCTACACCTATATTACCTTCTATACCAAAAAAATAAATCATTATATAATATATTATAATATATTTCTATTCATATCAATTTATTAATATAATAAAATTGATTAAGAATAAAATAATATATATCTATTATTATTATTATGGATTTATCACAACAAAAACTAACAAAAGAAGAATGGGACGCATTAGAAGTGCCCATACACAAGGAAGAAAAAGTTATATTAAAAATGATTATAGACGGATTTACGGATGTAAATATTGTTGAAAATGAAACGATGTCAATTATGAATTATATGAAGATATATGAAAACGAAGATTTCTATATGGATTGGTTATTTAAACAATATTTTAAGGAAACTATTGATAAGTATTGTAAAAAATACAACTATGAATTTACATATACTCCGTTAGTTAAAAAATTAAAGAAGATCAAATCTTCAGAACAAATAAGGCTTCGTAACTTTGATAAAAAATTAACAGACAACAAATTATTTATTTTTGAATATATTTTATTGGATTTTATAAAAAAAATTTCAAAGAAAAATGACAAACATTCGTTTTATTTTTATACGATGACGAGAATATTAAATACAAAAATCAAATTATTGAACAAACATATTTTGTTATTTTGTAATAATGTATTGAGTAAACATATCAAAAATATTAGTCGAAAAAATTTAATAAAAAAATCATATGATTTTATTGAAAAAAATAAATATCTTACAAAATATGAAGATAAGCAGTTGTATTTACATCAAAAAAATTTATTTTCAGCTGTAAAAACGCAACAATCTAAGTTGGTTTTATATCAAGCACCAACTGGTACTGGTAAAACATTATCACCAATTGGTATTAGTAAACATAAAAAAATTGTATTTGTTTGTGCCGCAAAACATGTTGGTATGCAATTAGCTAAATCGTGTATATCTATGGGAATACCTATAGCAATCGCATTTGGATGTATTGATGCTGGAGATATTAGACTTCATTATTATGCAGCTAAAGATTTTGTTAAGAATAGAAGGACAGGAGGAATATTTCGTGTAGATAATAGCGTAGGGGATAAAGTTGAAATTATTATTTCAGATGTTAAATCTTATTTGTGTTCGATGAATTATATGTTGGCATTTAATAAACCAGAAGATTTGGTATGGTTTTGGGATGAACCAACCATAACATTGGATTATGCAGAACATCCTTTTCATGAAATTTTGAAAAATAATTGGAATCAAAACCGCATTCCAAATGTAATATTATCTTCGGCAACATTACCTAGGCAAAATGAAATATATAGTTGTATTTCAAGTTTTCGTAGTAAATTTCCTATGTCAATTGTTCAAGAAATAACAAGTTATGAATGTAAAAAGACAATACCAATTTTGGATGAAAATGGATATGTTGTATTGCCGCATTTAATATTTGAAAATTATGATGAATTAAAATTGTGCATTAATTGTTTGAATAAAAATAAAACAATTTTAAGACATTTCGATCTAGGTGAAATTACAAAATTTATTTTGTATATTAATAAAAAAGGATTTCTTAAAGAAAGATATAGTGTCAATACATATTTTGAAGATATTGGCGATATAAATGTAATTAAATTAAAAGAGTATTATATTTTATTATTGTCAAAAATAAAAAAGAATTACAATGAAATATATGAACATTTTCAAGAAAAAAAACAACCATTGCATAAATCTGTTGTAAAAATAACAACCAATGATGCTCATACATTAACAGATGGTCCAACGATTTATCTAACAAATGATGTTGATAAAATAGGAAAATTTTATTTGAAAGTTACAAATATAAAGGAAGATGAACTGGATAAATTAAACAATATTATAGATATAAATAATGAAATACAAAAACAAATCGATGAAATAATGAAAACTGAAAAAGAAAGAACAGACAAGTTAGCTGCGTCACTAGGAGATAAAGCTATGGAAAGAGTAGGTAGAGATACAAAGGAATATCAATTACAACAAGATTACAAAAAAAATTTATCAAAATTATTGGTTCAAATCAAAAAAATAGAGTTGAATCCAGAATATATACCAAATAGCGATTCTCATCTTAGAAAATTTATAAGTAAGCCAAAAGACAGTAAAGCGTTCACATCTAATGTACGCGATGACATTGTTGAAAAAATAATTCAATTAAAAATAGAAAACAATTATAAGATATTATTGTTGATGGGGATAGGTGTTTTTAAGAACGATATTGAAAATGTTAGTCATACCAATACTAAAGAAGAAAATGAAAGAATAAAAGCATATCGGGATTATATAGCTATTATGAAGGAATTAGCACTACAACAAAAATTATATCTAATTGTTGCTTCTAGTGATTATATTTATGGAACAAACTATAACTTTTGTCACGGATATATATCAAAGGATTTACAAAACATAACAAAAGAAAAACTAATACAGGGTCTAGGTAGAGTAGGGAGAAAAAATAATAAATTAGATTATAGCATCAGATTAAGAAGCGATAATTTAATTAGAAAATTATTATTAGAAGAAGATGTTAAACAAGAAGTTGTTAACATGAATAGATTATTTCAATAATTCTCTAAATTTCCATTTCCAAATTTTACTTTCTACAAAACCCATTTTTTCAAATTCATCCAATTTATCATATAATATATTTATAAATTTTTCATTGTATGTAGAAAATTTTTCTATATCCAATAAAAACCATTTATTATCATAAAACAACTTTAATAACTCTGGTATGAGTTTATCGTATACAATATCATTAATTTTTTTTTGGTTATTTTCACCACATATTTCACTAATTTGATTTATTATATTAGAACATCTATTTTTTATTTCATTTGCTCTAAGATCACGAGTTTTTGATCTTGTTATTCTGGGTACATAACTATTTTTTGTTAGTTTTTTTATTTCATTAAAATATTGCCGACAAATAGGACATCTTGCAAAATAATCATAATCACAATCGATTTTGTGCCACTCTTTTAAACATTTATAACAAAAAACATGGTCACAGCAATTGGGGGAGCTTATATTTTTTATTTTACTGTTATAACAAATAGTACAAAACATTTTTATAATATAATAAAAAAAAATATTTTAAACTTATTATATTTTATTATATTATAATGTCAGGACTACCAATATTTAGTAATGCTACTCTAGATGATACTGATACAAACAAACCCATATATTCGTCTATGGAAAGTAAAAAGCTTGAATATTACGCACCAGTATATAGTTCTATAGGTGTAAATAATGGTAAAATAGAAGTTACTTTTGATAAAGATTTAGCTACTATTGCTTCATTTGATGCAAATAGTTTTGTTGTAAAAGATAGTGGTTCAACATATACTGTAAATGAAGTAACCATTTCTAATAAAAAGGTAACAATAGGAACAAATCATACTCACACTAGCTCAAATAATTTGACACTTGAATATACTAAACCAGCAGATTTAACAAAAGCAATTAAAACCACGGATGGAATTGAATTGGAAGAATTAAAAATTATTGATAATGTTAATCAAACCGGTCAATTTCCAAAACCTACTACAATTGTAGCAAATGATTATGATGGTGGAAAAAAAGAATTAGAATTAACATTTAATGAACTAGTTGAGGGTTCTATTTCTTCAGATGATTTTGTTGTAAAAACTACATCCGACAATACAGTTCATCAACCATTAATTGTAAATGTAACAAATGATAAAGTTGTATTGAGAAAAGGCACAATAACACGAAAAGGATTAGTTGATGGAACACTGACAGGGGCAGATAGTTCGTGGTCAGATGGAACACGCGATTATACATCATCATCAAACCATGGTGGATATTATCCATATAAAGCATTTGAAGATGTGTTAGGTACAAACATTTGGCATAGTACAAATAAATACTCGAGTGGAAATGCTAGTGCTAGTGCCGGAGATACATTACTTGAAGATATATCTACAACAACAACTTATGATATTATAAATTGGGCGGCTGGAGAATATAAATTTATAGGGGGTGAATTTACGTCTAGAGTATCGAACCCTAGTTTAACTTTATTGCGTGGAAAAACATACGAATTTGATGTTAATGCAAGTGGTCATCCTTTTAGAATTAATACAGCAAATACAACAGGAACAGGAAGTGAGTATTCTAGTGTAACTCCATACGATCTAGTAAGTTCTAATTCAACATTATCAGGACAGGTATATAGTGGTTCATCATTTTTAAGTGCGACACATCCTGTAAGTGGTGCTTTTAATGGCGTAACATCAACAGAAAATAGTGGTGCTTGGATTTCAGCAAGTGATACTTATTCTAATGGGACACCTAATACAAATTCTTCAACAAATGGATATGATGGAGAATGGGTACAAGTAGATGTTGGGCAAATAGTAACAGCAACTACTTTTAAATTTTATACAAGAAATGTAAGTAATCGGGATGATAATGATGCTAAAAAAATGAGGTTATTTTCTAGTAATGATGGTAATACATGGACACAAGTATACGATTGGACAAATTTAACTACTTTAGATTGGAGAACTGGTACTGGAGGAACACCAATTGCTCTAACATTTGACAAAACCATAAGAGGAAGGTATTTTAGAATAGCAATAGGAGAATTAATTGGTACGGCTACTTTTACGCAATTATCTGAATTTGAAGTAATTGGTATCACTAGTGGTGTAATCAATAATGGTGCAGATAACGGAACAGTAACATTTACGATTCCTAGTAATGCACCAAATACATTATATTATAATTGTGAACATCATTCGGCTATGAGCGGACAGATAACAATAACAGATCCAGCTAATTATAAAGGAGAGTGGTTACAGGTTGATTTAGGTTCATCTACAACTTTAAATAGTTTTGAAATTTTACCTAGACCATATGACCAGTTCAAACCAAAAGATTTTAAATTGTTTGGTAAGGTTAATGAAACAGACAATTGGACAGAAATATACGAAGTCACTGGACTAACTGCTACGGATTGGAAAACAGGAACAACACATCATTCTGCAGGAAATTGGGATATTAATTTTACTGGACGATATTTTCGATTAGCCATAAATAAAGTGGTTACTGGAAGTTATGTGTGTGTTGGTGAATTGATATTGAACAGTATTGTTTACAATACTTTACCGAGTGACCCATCCACATTAACAATTTCCTATGCTAAAAATACGAACGCTAATCAAAATTTAAAAGTCAAAGGCACTACAACAGCATTGGATAGTTTCCTTTATAGAAATGGAAATCATATAAAATCATTTACGGTGGGTAGTCCTATAAGACCATCGGCCGTTGATTTAATAAAGAATGACGGAACATCACACAATCAGGATAGGGGCGATTTAAATAAAATTATTGATAATAATGATAGTTCATTTTCTTATACCACAAAATCTAACCAATTGACGGGTGTAGAATTTGTAACAGTATTTGATTTTCCAACGTCTTTAATTGGGAAAAAGTTAAATTCAATTAAATGGAAATGGGCTACAGCGGAAACAGGAACATTGAATGCTAAATTTGGAATAAGAAGTGGAAACACAAATACATCATTAAATGTAACAGGAGTAAGTAATATAGGTAGTGGAACATTTAATACTGGTTTAGTTTCTACATGGGATAACTTAACAGATTGGCATATTGATACTGCGGTAGCCAATGATAATGCTACCGTAATATTCGATGGTGAATATACTATTCAATCAGGTGATAAATTTTTATTTAATTGGCTGAATAGTGGAAATTATAAGCATTTCACTATGTATAATATGTTTTTTATAACAGAAAATGCGATAGGCGCACCTAGTATTGTAGACACTACTTCGATTACATTTAATAAATTAATTTCTGGTTCAGATTCTTATGACAAAAATGATTTTATCATAAAACAGGGAAATAATACATTAGCTATTGATCAAATTAATATATCAAGTGGTAAATTATTAATAACGACAACTACGGCGATTACTGATATAAACACGGTTGATGTTGTTTATAAAAAAAATTCTAACGTGGTAAAACATTTAAAAGATAATAATAATAAAAAAATCAATAGTTTTCGTATAAAAAATGGTAATGATATTAAGCCATTAATTTTTACATTTAATCAAAATATTGCGACCAATACAAATATTGATAAAAATGATTTTCTTTTGAGAGTTGATGGTGTTGTTAAAAATATTCACGATGTAATAGTTATGGAAGAAGGAACATTATTAATTCGCCCTGAAGAAACAGTTACTGATATTAATAAAACAATGATAACATATACAAAAAGTGCAACTGCAAATAAAAATATAGCAAACGCCAATGGTGATGCCGTAATTAGTTTTACATATCATACTGTAAATATTAGTAAAAAAACTGAAGGAACAAATGAAATTTTACAAGTATCTGGAAGTTTACCAGGCACAACGTCAGGTGGTTCAGCAAACACTGGAAAAAGAACTATTTATGTTAATAATTCCGATACTAATAACACACCATCATATACTGGTTCCGATTGGCCATATGTTAAAATATCGGATTATAAAACTCTCAATATAGATTCTAATATTACTGCAACAATTACCATTCATAATAATATTTTGCTTGTAAATGGAAGACCCGCACATCAATATACGAATGATTCAAATGCTTCATCAGCTACTGGTGATTCAGTTGATGATAGTATTTTATCAACTGCGCAATTATTATATGAAAATTTTGAAGACAACGCATATACTGGTAATGTAACTACAGCAACTATTGTTTCTGGAGGATATAATTCAAGTAATTATGCTTTACAAGGTGGAGGTAAAAATAATTATAATAGATGGGGAATAAATACCACAACTTATCAATCAGTTAGTTTTTGGTATTATAGAGATAGTGCTAATAGCGGTTCCAGTATGGAATCTGTATTTGATAATAATAGACAAACAAATGGAATCAATTCATTGTTTTTTAAGAATGTTGTCGGACATAGTGAGGAAGATAAAATTTCTTTTATGTCTTCATCCAGTGCTGTAAGTAAATTATATGTTAATGGTGTAGACCAATCTTCGGCAATAACAACTTCGTGGGAATCCAGTTATACTCCCATAACTTATGCCGATTTAACATGGCATCATTTTTATATTGAATTTTCTTCAGCAACAAATATGCCTGCTACATTCGGACAACCTGATGATGGTGGTTCAACTTATTCAAGTCAATACGATCAATGGGGAGGTGGTGGTAAATTTGATGAAGTAAGATTTTTTAATCAAGCATTATCTGCTTCGGATATTTCTAATTTAGCATCGGGTGGAAATGTAACTGCTAGTAATGTATTTTATTTTTTTACTTCATCTGGTCAAAATAAAAAAACAATTGATGATTTAGAAACTGAAGCAGCTAGTTCCGGTGTTGCAGCCAACGACATAGATATTGTTAAAAATAAAGTAATCAATAATGACGGAGACATAATTACATTAACATTAAATCAACCATTAAAAAATATAACAACATTAGTGGAAAAAAGACAAAAAAGACATGCTGTATTAAAATTATTATTTTCATCAAATCCTATGCGTAAACAGTTCAAGGTTACAAAAGAAGAATTGGCATTAAATGATAAGATTGTTAAAACAAATGTAATGGTTATTAAAAGTGGAGAAACTGTCAACTTATCCAACAATAGCCCACTTGATAATGATACAGCGGTTTATGCAAATTTATCATCTATTAATGACACGGTTGTTTTTAATACTGGTGCAAATAATATTACATTTACAAAATTAGCAAACAATGAATATAGTGTTGTTGGTTACAATAATTCAACAATTATAACAAGAACTGGTGAGAATGGAAATTGGAAAGATGGAGATAGTACAACTTTCGATGGAATGACTTACTATTTTGGTGGTATTTCTACAAATGGTACAGATGATACACCGGGAGAAGATTTTGTAGCCACTACAGTTACTATTTCATCCGAAAAAGATGGTTCGTCTGGATTATTGAATCATTTAACTAAGAGAACCGCATCTATGAATAGTAATACAACTCAAAAAGAAATTAAAAAACATAAGCGTAATTTCTCATCAAGTGATTATTTATTATACAAAAAACTAAGACATTTTAAAAAATAATTTTATATTAGAAAATTTATAATATAAAATTAATCCGATTTATCATTTTTTTTTAATAAATACAATAAATCATTGTCGCTGTTATTATTTTTAATAGCATAGTCTTCGCCAGAATTCAATTGATTGGGAAACCATTTTTCATTTTCAACCTCGTAATTATTGTTTCTATTTTTAACACAAGTAAATGTTCTTAATTGTTTTGTAGCTTCATGTTGCCTCTCAAACATTATGTCGGTCCAATCTTTCAAAAATCTCTTAAACAAACCACGCTTGTAAATATTATTCATATATATAAAATAATGAAAAAATTTTATATATATATTTCTTAATTATATAATTAAGAAACCACATTACATTTCAAAATATCCCCCACGTAGTCTTAGCACTAGATGTAGAGTCGCTTCCTTTTGAATATTATAATCAGATAGTGTGCGCCCATCTTCCAATTGTTTTCCCGCGAAAATCAATCGCTGTTGATCCGGGGGAATTCCTTCCTTGTCCTGGATTTTTTGCTTTACATTTTCAATAGTGTCACTCGGTTCGACGTCAAGTGTAATAGTTTTTCCCGTAAGAGTCTTCACAAAGATTTGCATAATAATATACTATATATATTCTAGTTGGGTTTAAGTCAATTTTTTATAAATATTATTTGCTTTTTGAATACTTTTTTCGTTTTTGCTTTTTGGTTTGTTTTTTCTTTTTGGTTTGTTTTTGCTTTTTGGTTTGTTTTTGCTTTTTGGTTTGTTTTTTCTTTTTTTTGTTTTTTCTACCGGTTCGATTTCTTTTCAGGGATCTTGTAAATATTGTATTTGAACCTCTGGTTCTTTTTTTATTATTTGGTACAACATCTTTAACGCAAAACGATTTAAAACTATTCAATTTTTGACTTCTAATATATTTGTCAACCTGTAAATCATTCGTTAAAACTATCATATTTTGAGGGTCAACAAGTTTAAATTCATTGTTCCATTTCATTAATAATAAATAATGTCCAAATTTACCCGAATTACTGAGTAAAATTATAGTAGCGTGATTGTTTAATAATCTATTTTTGATTATTGTAAATTTATCAACACTTATTGGCATAAAAGATGTTTGTGTAACTTTTTTTTTTATATTTTTTAAAAATAGTTGCATAAAATGTGCAATTTCCATACTATACATTCCGCGATGCGACGTATTTTGACCTAGTTTTATTGCGTCTTGTCTCGATAAAACACCTAAAGCACACAGTGTATTTGGTCCGCAATCAACGTTACTCACACCCAATGGTATAAATGTATCGTATATTTCTTGTGTTATTTCAGTTTGAAATAATGTTTCACAATCATGCGATGACATATCGTCATTGTAATACCTAAGCAAATGTTGTCCATAATCATCAATTAAATTTATACTATTTACAATAGCCATATATATATATATATATATATATATCGTAT